CCAGTTGTTGTACTCGTAGAATTTGTAGCATTTGTTATACTTACTATACCAGTTGTTGTTAAATCACCGCCAGTATTAACATTCCCACCAATACCTACCCCGCCCGTTACTTTTAATGCACCAGTTGTTGTACTCGAAGAATTTGTAGTATTTGTTATACTTACTGTACCGCTTGTTGTTATACCCCCCGCTAAATTCAACCCCTCAGTAATAGTCAGGGCTCCACCAAAACTTCCATCTCCGCCACATTTTAACGTTCCGCTACATTTTAAAAACTCTATCTGATTATCCCCTAGTTGAATCGTGTTACTTTCACTTACAGTCACATCATGACCTAATGTTATACTATTGGTACCTGCAAAGGTAATATTAGAACCTATTTTAATATTTCGATTTAAATCATCTATGGCGAAATTTCCAATACTATCTAAAACACCGGATGAATCAAAGTTACCTCGTACACTGATATATGCATCATTTTGCGATCCTTGATAAGTACCAATTGTAATAGTACCATCGTTATTAGTTCCACCGGTGTTTCCGCCAATTCTCAAAATTCCTGACGGATAAAAATTGGTGTCTATAGAGGTTGTACCATTTGTACCTATACCATAAGGAGGAATATATGTCATATCACTATCCAAATAATTTAAAAAATCTTGTTTAGGGTCTATATTTAAATATATTTTAGTTCCAGTATTTCCTATCGTTCTATAAAGACCCTGGTTAGTTTCAAAACTCGATGACTGATATGAAACAAATAACCATGGATTGATTCCTATTATTGCCATCGTTCCATTTGTAGGAGGATCAGGGGAAGTTGTCTGTTTAAATATAGTACCTTCCCATTCATTTCCAGATAAAACAGCGTTTGTTGCATTAATTAATTTCGTATCATATGCCATATTAGTTATTCTTTCAAAGTAATACTTACTACTATCATTTTCCTTCACATTATAAATACCTGTATTCAAATTATATGTTAATGTACCGCCGCTACTATACGCGGCCGGATAATTCGAAGCTGTTCCTGAATTTGATAAAGTACCAAAATTTGTAATTAATATATTACTATTTTTTTGAATTGGTTGACCATCAATAGTGAATAAGTCATCAAATGTACCAGATATTCCCGTAATAGGATCAAATGATGTACTTGCCCAATTGTACCACTCTTGGGCTACCCCATTTACATTAAGATTTGTAACAGAACTAGTACCTCCAGAAGGCGAATAAGGACCCGCAACTGCGCATAATGATTGAGGAAAAAATGTGTTTCCAGCAGAAACATTATCAATATATTGTTTGGGCATTACAGAGAATGGATCAGTCCCTACTCCTGAAATTGTATTGGGATTTGTTACATATGCTTTATCTGAGGTGATTGTTTTTTGCACACTTAAACTTCCGCCATGAGTTTCACCATCATATAATGTTATTATTTCTTTTACTTCAATATTTCCTCCAATTGCTTTAATATTACCTCCTTTCCATACTCCACTGATGATATTTCCATTGCTATCGATTACTGGATTGGTTACTTTTCCCGAAACGATTAAATCACCCCCATCTATATCTATATCTCCGGTCGTTTTTATATTTCCGCTTATATCACTATAATAATTGATAATTGTATTATTTTTACCTATTCCATCACTTGTATTTAAAGAAGTAGAATTTTGGTAATTATTATTTACATAGTTATTTTTGGCTTTAAAATTTGTACCTCCATACTTTCGAAAAGACATTTATAATTAAGTTAGATTAATATAAAATATTTAATATATAATTAAGTATTTTATATAAAATTAAAAATAACTGTGTTTTACAAAATATACTATATATATAGATGAATATTAGTATTGATGTTTCTATCAATTTGAATAACCATTCTCCTTATCTAATTGAGCAATTTTTTAAAAACATACTTACTAATTTTAAGATTAGATATTATGAAGATTATGAGTTTGATAATATAAATAAATATCAACGAAATCATAAACTATATACATTTATAGCTAGTCATGATAATGATTATAACTCTCTTCAATTTGAATTATGGCAATTTATTTATAAATTAAAAAGAAAAAGGGGTATTAATATTGAATCTGTTTTTGATAATTATAAAAATAAATTATTATTTTCTTCAAGTTATTATCGAAATTATTTATGCTATGATGGAACACGTAAAAGAACCCGTAGTTATTCCGAATACGATAGTGATATATTAAAAGATTTTTTAAAAATCAATAACTAACTATTAATATTAATAACTTCTTCGGCGTCTTTTTGTTGAACTAGATGATTTTGATTTTGATCGGCGATATTTTCGTCTTGGGGTAGAATGTCGTCTTGGGGTAGAATGTCGTCTTGGGGTAGAATGTCGTCTTGGGGTAGAATGTCGTCTTGGGGTAGAATGTCGTCTTGGGGTATATTTATGATATTTTTTAATATGATATGTTCTATGTTTTTTATGTTTTTTATGTTTTCTAGTTTTAGGATTATTGATTGGAACTGGAATTAAGAATTGTTCTCCATAAGAAGGACTTGAAACATGTGTATAAAATGTATCGTTCATTTTTGTTGGTTTTAAACTTTGGTTATCCATTTCAATCATATATGGTGTGGATGGAATAGAATGTTTATGTTTTCTTGGATTGGTATAATCATTCTTAAGTCGTATATCTAACGGTTCATTCACGCTAGGAACTGAAAACAAATCTGCAATATCATTATTATCTAGTTCAATTAAATATTTTGATTTATGTCCATTTGTGTTTGTATTTACTAAAATATTTGCGGTTTCTCCATCGTATTTAGCATTCCATTTAGTAGAATTAATATTTTTTTTATTATTATCAATAACTACAGTCTGAGCCATTCCTTTTTGACTAATATGTGTGTCCATATATAAAAGAAAATATTTTAATTCATTTAATTTATTTTTTATATAAACAATAATTTAAATGGTTTTGGAATTTGTTTACCAAGATATTCCATCGTCAACTAAAATAACAAATGATCAATCTCAAGATAATATTCAACAACCCGGTTCTTTTGGGAATTATTGGGAAACACCTATTCATACAACTGTAGAAAAAAAAACTATGACATATGATGATATATTATCATCTTTGAATTTAGTTGTTTCGTCGGATGGGGTCTTAAAAAAAATGTCTAGTAAAAATATAAACTCAGGAGATTTTTTCAATTCAAATTCGAATAATATACAACCATCATCTGGTAATATACAACCAACCTCTGGCAATCATGAATCGCGTGAATCGAATGGTTTTCGGCCTGCTCAATTTCGTCCACCGTCTTCACAAAATAAAAAAGTGACGATAGATAAAAGGATAGATCCAGGCTTGAAAAATAGTGCCATTTATAATAAGTATTTTAAAGGATATAAGGATATAGCAGACGATATAGTACCAAGACGTCCTTTAACTCAACAAGAATTAAAAAAGCAATTAATAGAAGAACGAATAATGGCTTTATATCAAAAAAAACGTGTTGCTCATATTAAGTCTAAACAATTATCATTTACAAGTGAATTAGGACCCATACGCCCGCGAAATGGAGGATATGAAAATCATTTATTTAAATTCAGTAAACGATAGTAAATATAAATCCTAAATGACTTAAATACTTAAAAGTAATTAAATTGGTAAAGTCGGTATTTAGATACGGTTGTTTTAACTACCGACTTTAGCTCAGGGGTAGAGCGATTGACTGTAGTGGTTTATTGTAGGTTATCAATCGGTCGCTGGTTCAAATCCAGCAAGTCGGAATTATATGGTGTTTAATTATCATTTATCATTATAATTAATCATTTAATATTTACTATATATAGGAATGTCTGTAAAAGTACTTGTATTATGTCAAAGGAAGACGGGTAAATGTAGTAATTATCAACATTTATCAGTAGAAAATGAGATTATACCTAAAATCGAAACTTTTTTAACTAGTTATTTACATGGTAATGATTATAGTGTAGAATATATGTCATCTATATCTCAATCTAATATTATAGGTACCGTAGATTTTGATATACGCGTAGAAAATAGTCCTGAGTTTTTAGACTTTCTTAATACACATAAAAATTACTATTCTATTATTATCTTACAAACATGTCCATTTATGTTTATGAAATATGACCTTATTCGTGAATTATTATGTGATAATGGAGTTATGGTATTAAGTGCTATAAATTGCGGAGACCCAAAGTTAGTTCGGAATAGAAATATTCAAATGGTAATGAGTAATATTCCATCGTTATCAGATCATTTTGAATTTGTCAACGGATTTTATATAAAAAAAAACGATCCTGTAAGAACTATAACGAACGAAAATGATAATCGATTACTGCCGCCTCCTCCTCTAAATAATCTTCCAGCGATTACAAATTCATCAGATCCTCCTCCAAGACCCCCTAGGCCTCCTCCTCCAAGACCCCCTAGGCCTCCTCCTCCTCCAAGACCCCCTAGGCCTCCTCCTCCAATACCCCCTAGGCCTCCTCCTCCAATACCCCCTAGGCCTCCTCCAAGACCGACCAACACTAGTGGAGGTCGTAATATAACTCGAAAAAGGAAAACTCGAAAAAGGAAAACTCGTAGCTATAAACACTCCATCAAAAGAAAATATAAAAAGAATAAAAGAAAAAAAGGTTAGCGAGGATAGTCGTTATTATTAATATGATATAATTCTATATTATCGTCTACACTGTGATTATCTTGTACACTCCGATTATCATTACATACATTTATATCCATTTCTTCATTCGACGATTCAGATAAATTTGCGACAATTTCCATATTGTCAAGTTTTTTCGTTATATTGGAGTTTGGTTTATTAAAAGGATATATATTCAAGTATGGAGTATTATTTCTTAATAGATGTGAATTTGTTTGTAATAAATTAAAACTATCTCTATAATTATGATTTTCTCCATGAGGTTCAGTACCATAATAGGTCGTATCATTTACTCTACTATTAATTTTTTTATTTATTTCTAAGGTACAGTTTATGATATGTTTTAAAATTTTATCCGTTTTTTTTACGTAGTCATCATGTGATTTCATAATATCTTCACGTATTCTATGATAATCTTTTATTACTAATATATCTTTACCCATTCCGCATTCATAAGTATTTAATAATTCATTTACAAAATCGTTCATTCTACGTGGATCTATTACTTGCTGATTTATTCCAAAACATCTACAGAATTTACATAACCATCGATTACGAAACCAATTCTTCTTGATAATTTCTGCATTTTCCATTTCTTTTATAAACATTTCATCTATTATCGAGAAAGATGACTTCAAAAGTAATATTTCTTTTATAAGATTATTTTTCATTTTATAATTTTCTGAAATCGTATTTTCCAATTTTTTTACTGCTTCTGTTTTACCTTTTATATGTTTCGCCGCTAATACTGTTTTAAGATAACTATTCTTATTTTTTATTTCTTTAATATTATTTATTTTTCGTTTTTTGATATCTTCTATTTTTTTAATAATTACGAATACATTTGTGTTATAAACAATAGGATATAGAATTCGTATTCGTTTTGGTATTACAAATTGATTGGTGTCTTTTATTTCTCCTATCTTTTTTTCTATATCAGTTAATTTATCTATCATCATTTTTTCTATTTCATTTGGTCCAATTGATTCATAAAATAATAAGGTTTTTCCTGAGAGAAATTCTGCAGATGTTTGTAATTTATCATATTGGTATGATGTTATACTATGTGCTTCTGATTGTGCATCTAATTTTAGATATGAAACGATTGTTAATAAAATCGCAATTATTCCATTTACACATGCGACCAAATATGACCCCCATATATAATCACGTGATAGTGAACTTAATATAGTTGCTGCAGTTGATAAAAAAATAGAAGGAATCATTAAATAATTGAGTCTTTTTTCACAAAATGATTTAGATTCCATATAAATTAATTTTTGACCTCTTAAATAAGTTGCTAGAATATCAAATGAGCTCGAATAGCTATGTTTTTTTTCGAAGTAATTATTTTCTATATCATCCTCAATTTGTTTAAAACTATATGAATTAATTTTATATTTTCTGTAATTTACTATATTATTTGATAAATCAGAAATTTCAGGTGTTCCGCTACTGCTTATATCTTCTGAATTAATATTACTTTTGGTGAAATCTTCTAATTCTTCTATATGTATTGATATTTTATTATCAAAATCAATTTTTGGATTTTTTTTAGTTAAGAGATTTTTCAAATCATCCTCTTTATCTATTTCACTAGATTCATCACTTTTATATAAACTTATTTCCTTATGGGGAATATTTATAAATTCATGTTCTTCTGTGATTATAGAATATGTAATATTACTATTATTATTATTGATAGTATTAATTATACCTTTATAGGTAGTATCATTATATTTGAATAAAACAATACTTTCTATACTAAAATATGAACTCGAACTCATATATAATATTATTATATATTTGTATTTTATATATGAATAAAACACGAAAACAAGGTAGAGGAGTAGCGACCCGTGGCTGGAAAAAACAACAACCTAATCGGCGACAACGAACTAAGATGCTTAAAAGGTGCGGAAAAAAATGTTTTTTAGGGGCTAAAAAATCTTTTCCAATTTGTAAAAAAAATACATGTAAAATAAGTAAACAAGGTGTTTATTCGGCCTATATTCGCGCACGACAATTTAGTAGTCGCGGTAATAAATATAGAAAGGTTGCTCGTAAAGCAGAACGACTATTGGTTAAAATGAATATAAAACGATAAATAAAATTGAAATACTTTAATAATTATAATATAAATTAATTAAATTATAATTATTATAATTAAATTATGTATCAAAAGTTTTTGACGCCGCATACATCCAGCGATAATATGGAATGGGATTTCTTTATTGATCACGATCCATCGGGTAATCAATTAGTTCCTAGTTATCAAGGTTATCAAGGTTATCAAGGTTATCAAGGTTATCAAGGTTATCAAGGTTATCAAATAAAACATAATAACGGTTGGTTGGTATTATGTTTTATTTTATTAGTTATGTTCATCATAATACATGGGACGAGCTTTATGCGATATCTATATAGTTTATGATATTATTTATTCCACATCGAGTTTCACCGAATAAACGACCGTTAGGATCTAATTTATATTTTAAATAAGGAATATTATTTATAGAAATAGGAGTAGGTGATTGATTTGTTTCTGCAGACGATATTATATTAATATTATTCAAATCCACTTCTGTAAAAAGACCTGAAACTAAATCGTTTTTTACACTTTTAACATTATAAGTATTGGGTACCGATGTAATATTATTTCTACCATATAATTGTGAATAATTTGTTACACGTGCATTACGAATAGTATTACAATTTAGATCACAATTTAATAATTTATTTTTTTTTCTTATAATATAGTCTTGTGCGTTGGTTGATTCTTTTGGTTGTCTAAACGTTTGTTTACCTGATGTTGTTATACCCGAAAAAATGGTATTTGATGATCTCATATAATATATATTAAAGAGATTAAATATCATAAATAATGGTCAAATTTAAACAGAAACTAAAGTCCATACTATTTAGATCTACAATTCTTCCATATGTGTCTAGTAGCTGAACATTTATATTTTGTAAATTGACTGGTCCAAAATATTCACGTGGAGTGGTTGTAATATTCAAATTATTTTGTGAAACAACCGTGAATGATCCTCCTGATAAAGAAATACGAGCTAATATGTTTTTATTTAATAAAGATTCGTTGAATACGCTATAAAAACTATTATTTACACTAGTGTTATAATCATCTATTACTAAATAAAGATATCTTGATCCCGTTAAATCAACAATTCCTTCAGAAATATAATTTTGGTTATTGATATATTTTCCATTTCGAAATCCCATTACCCATCCTAATTTTAAAGTTAATGGTAAAGTATAATTATTTAATCCAGATCTATCCTTTTGAAAATCTAGTTCAAAATTGAAGGTAGGGTTAGTAGATGGGTCTAGTCCAACTAACATCTGACCAGTGCCATTCGTATTATTTGTTATATTTATTTGAAATACTATATTCGAATAGGGAGCGCCTAAAATACTTAATTCATTATTTAAAGCCGTTTCTAGACCAGTATAATCGTAATTTCCTTCAGGGATTTCAATCAACTGACATGCATTTATATCTGGTAATTCAATAAAAAAATAATTATTATCAAATTGTTTTGAAATTACAAAAAAAGTACTGGGTATTTCAATCGCACTTAGTTCCATTTTGACTACATTATTTAAATTTTGGTGTATGGATGTTGTAAAATTACAAGGTGACGTGGTATAATAATTATCTCTAAACTTTGAATCTATATTTAAGTTCATATGTCTTACTCTTTTTTTAAGCGGATTTATTACACCAGGAAAGTATTGACTAGGATATGAGGATAAATATGGTATTTTATCTCGTTCTTGTATCATATGATCGTCGGAAATAGTTAATTTACTATCTTTTACTGCGTAACTATTATTATAGGCATGTTCTACTATATCTAGATCTGATTTCGATTTTTCATCTGGATGAAGGTATCCTGTATTTACTAATAATATATTTTTAGCCTTTATAATAAATTGAAGAGTTTTATTAATCATATCTTCGCTCATTCCATTATTTATTGCTAATGTTAATTTTTCCTTCATTTTTGTTTCTTGCATATCTAAAATATTATTATCATATTGGGGAGGTAATTCAAACATTTCTATTAATTCGTGTTTGGAATAATTATCAATATTCAAATCAAAATTCATATATATTCTTGATAAATAATATTTAAATGTTCTTGGTTATTTATTTTTCTTATAAATTTCATCTAACAGAATATATTAAAATTGAAATAAAATTATCTATATTTGTTTATCAGAAAATATATTATGCAATTATCTGATGAACAACAGCTTGCGTTCAATCAATTTATACAAGGAGAAAATCTATTTATAACTGGCCCTGCTGGTTCGGGTAAATCAGAACTTATTAAAAAAATATATCATCATGCTGTTCATAATTTTAAGCCTATACAAATTTGTGCATTAACTGGAAGCGCTGCAGTATTGATTGGATGTAGAGCTCGTACACTTCATTCATGGTCTGGGATTGGTCTGGGTCAAGATACTATTCCAAATCTGATTAAAAAAATATTACGTAACCATTTTTCTAAACAAGCATGGCGAACAACCCGTATTTTAGTAATCGATGAAATTAGTATGATGTCAAAGAAATTATTTGATACACTTAATTCTTTAGGGAAAATATTACGAAAAAACTCTAGACCTTTTGGTGGTATTCAGGTGGTTTTTTGTGGCGATTTTTACCAATTACCACCAGTTGGAAATGAAGAAGATCCTGATACTGAAAAATTTTGTTTTGAAAGTGACGACTGGAATAGTGTTTTTCATAGATCCAATCAAATACAACTTATTAAAATATTTCGACAAAAGGATTCGCAATATATTACTATGTTGAATAAAATACGCCAGGGGAAAATAACTACATCTACCGATAAATTATTAAAATCTCTGGTGAATAAACCTATTTCTGACACCTTAGTTACTAGACCTACACGTCTCTTTCCTGTTCGTAAAGCCGCAGATACTATAAATAATGATTGCTTACGGAAATTATCTGGAGAGAGTAAATCTTATAATATGGTATATCAAAAAGATTTGGAAATTAGTAAATCTGATCAAAATATACGATCTACCTTTTCGTCCGAACAAATTGAAAATGAAACGCATTTTCTAGGTAAAAATTTATTATGTGATGAAACGGTTATACTTAAAGTTGGTGCACAGGTGATGTCTATTATTAATATTCAGCGTGACGAAGATAATAGTTTGGTTGTCTTTAATGGTAGCCAAGGAATTATTACGCGATTTTGTGAACAATCAGGGACTCCTTTTGTAAAATTTAATTCGGGGCTTGAAATGGAAATGACACGTCATACATGGACGAGTGAAAAAATACCTGGTGTTGGTGTATCACAAATTCCACTTATTTTGGCGTGGGCGATTACAATTCATAAATCACAGGGAGCCACATTAGACGCAGCAGAAATTGATATTGGTAGTAATATATTTGAAGGAGGTCAAACCTATGTTGCATTATCGCGTGTCAAATCATTAGAAGGTTTATATTTAACTTCTTATGATGTTAGTAAAATTAAGACTAAAATATCCGTCAAGAATTTTTATAATATGTTAAATAGTTAAATTCAATTATAGTTTATTTCATTTTTATAAAAATTCTGTAATATACCTAGATATATCACTACAAAATAATCTATTTAGAATTACTAGTATTTTCATACATGGATTCTCATATTTTCTTAATGATTTTATGACTAAATATATATATTTTTCATTACATTCCGGATATTTACGCTGAGATAATTCTAAGTATAAAGAATCAATACAATTTTTGATTTGAATATCAATTGTATGAAAAAGTTTTAATAATGATTTCTCGAAATTATATACTTTGTACATACTCCTATTTAGGAATAAGATAAATGATCTTAATTTTTGTAACCTTATTTTATAACGATACAAAGGGACCTTCTGAAAAATGTCTAATTTTACGTTGATAGTAAGAGCCCATTCCCTTGTTTCTTTATTTCTAAGATGTATCCCGTACAATTTCATTTTATGAAAAGAGTGTATTTCGATTTTTAATCAATTAAGATTTTTAATTACTTTTACTTTTAATTTATAAAAGTATTTCAATTTTTTATCAAAAGATATATAAAAAAATCAAGATAAAATTTGATTTATATGCATTTTATTCTTTATAATAAGCGCGACGGAGATAAAAAATCTATGGAAACGGCTGAAATAAAAAATGGAAGATTGGCTATGATAGTAATTACTATCTATGTTATTCAAGAGGCACTTTATAAGACACCTGTTATAGAACAATCTTCTTTTTTATTTTAGATTTTTTATTAATATTTATTAATATTTATTAATATTTATTAATATTTATTAATTATTCCCACAAAGCGTTTCAGATGCGCCTAGTCGCTCTGTAGATGAAGGACTATCTGTTACTAAACTTGGCATACTTGAATGTGTACTAATCGAATGTGGACTAATCGAATGTGGACTAATCGAATAAACTTCTACTCCTTTACTATTAATATTCATATCTTCGGTGCTGTCGGAAGAATCTTTTATTTTTGAAAGTTTGATTTCCATTAATTCTTCTATTTGACTTTGTTGTTTTTCTATTATTTCTTGTTGCTTGATTAATAAGTTATTCATATCGTTCACTTTGATTTCTAGAAGACGATGAAATTCACATAATTGCGCATTATTATAATATTCATCTGCGAAAATTGGCGTGTTGGATTTTTTGATATACCACCATTCCTGCTGTGGATTAGAATTGTCAAATTCTAATAATTCCACCATATGATGGCTTTGACCAGTTTCTTCTATTTCGGAACAGATTTTTTTTGTTCGTTCATTTTGATATAAATAACTGAAGTGAACAAATGCTGATATAAATTTTTCCTCTGGATTTATAAAATAATAGTCTTTATCGGTTGGTGTTAGTTCCTTCTGTTTAAAAGGAATAAAATCAATTCGATATACCTTACCCATTTGAATTTCTTTATCAAAGTAATTCGATAAAGATTCCCATTCCCAACGAGATCTTACTCGTGGAATATAAAAGCTAATATGTTTGATTTGATCACAGACTGTCATAATTAATAATATACATTTCTTATTATATGATTTAGTAATTCAATTTTTTTTATAAATTTATAAATGAATTATGGTTTATATATAGTTTTTGATTATTTTCCATTTTTATCTTTTCTTTCGTGTTCTTTTATTACCTCCAAAAAAAGAAAACTCTTTACATTTACATGACTTTACTGTATTGTTTTTTTTCGTCTTTTGTTCCGTTATAAATTCATCTGTTATTCCAAACGATTCTAATAATTCAGCTTCTATAGTATTACAACTCAAATCAACAATCAATATGTTTTTCACTTTTAATTTTTTTAAATATTTAAATAATTCCTCCAGAGAAAACTCTACAAATCCGTTGTCGTATTTATGTTCAAATTCTTTTGTAAAATTTTTTATTTCTTTGAATTTCGTTGAATTATTGGGCCGTATAAGTGCTGTAACAGACCATCTATAATAATTATCATATTCTCTTTGTTTATCTCTGTCGCTTATTTCGTATTGATATATTTTATTCAAAAATTTATCGTTATGTTCTCCACTAGCAATTTTATTTATACGATACCTTTTACGATTACATGTTTTTAGATTCTTATTGTACTCTTTGCCCTGGTATTCATCCCAATCTTTGTTTATTCCAATTTCTTCATTTATAATATCTACAATATCTTTTTGATCTTTTTTACATTTTTTAACCATTCCATATTCCTCATCTTGTTCCTTCAATTTTCTCTGTAAATAGATTGCTATTTCTCCAATCGTTTTCTTTTTTTCTAATGGAGATCCTTTATTCAACCTTATACTATTGAATATTTGTTGCACTTGATTGTTTCTACTAAATGAGCATATTCCTGGAGTAATCTTATTTATTTTTATTATATTTAAATTACTTATTACACTAGAGTTTATATAATTGTTATCATGTTTCTTAGTGTTTTTGGCAAATAACCAATCGTTCACATTTTGATATCCTCCATGTGTATCAATAAATACGATTGCGGTTTTACTCATATAAATAAAAGATATTTTATAATATTTTAAAATATTTAGATAATAATTATAAAAAAAATATTATTTAAGAATTAATACTTTTTATATAAAACTATATTACTCTAGTTTCTATACTACGTTATAAAATCTATTACTTAGAAAATGACCTAATTTTTCTTCTGGTTTTATTGGAGGGTTTACTTCTGTTTCTATAGAAACTAAATATTCATGAATTATATCTGCTGTTGTATCAGCAATTTTTTTTTGAATATTTATAGCATCGGTCAATCCGCTCTGTTCAGACCATTCGACACCATCCAACCATGTGATACCTATCAGACATGATGAAACTAAATCGTTATAGGTTATTCCTTTTTCTTTTAATTTTTGAATTAGATAATCTGTTTCTGGTATTTCGCCAATTCTAGACGAAGGTGGTTCTACCATATCGATATGAGTATGTGTTGTATAATTATCAATAATACCAGGTATCCATTCATTCCTAGGCCCGTTGGTATCGAAGATACTATCATCTTCGTCATAATCATCATCGTAAGAATCATCGTCATCTTCATCATAATCATCCTCGTCGTCTACTTCTTCACCATTTTCGCGCTGAAACATCCATCTCATCGTATTAAGTGTATATGTTTCTGTGTTATATAGATCTTCGTCTTCGTCTTCGTCTTCGTCTTCGTCATCATCGACTTCTTCGGCCATTTTTGCTCTGCAACAAGGACATCCAAATCCATTATGTGCTACGTTCTGCATGAGACAGTTTGTATGAAATTCGTGACCACATTCGGTTTTCACATTATTTGTGCTGGATAATATATCATCCATACAAATTGGACACATCGGAATTTCTTCCTTTACTGTGAATGAGGCGTTCATTTTATAAAAAGAGTTTATTTCGATTTTTAATCAATTAAGATTTTTAATTACTTTTACTTTTAATTTATAAAAGTATTTCATTTTTTTTATTTATGATTCATTTTTCAGATGAGGTAAATTTTTATAAATGATTATGTATATGAAAGATAATGACACTTTAGATATTTTACTTTATTTTCTTTTAGGAGTTAAAATAATTTGGATAATCGTTGCAATATTATGGTCTTTAATTGTTATATTTGACACCAAACAACAATTTAGAACAATTCATAATATATTAGAAAAGTCAGAGATATTAATACATATAATGTTTAGTTTGTTTTTGGCTATACTACTGATTTGGTTATTTAATCATTTATCCCCGAAAAAAGTGTGTATTGATTCACATGCAAAGATTACATTATATATTTTAGGTATTATGATGTTATTTACATCCTTAAAGAATATATATAAAGAGTATATTTTGTCGAGATCAGAACAGCATACGAAATATTGGGAAGAGATTGATGAAATATTAGGATAAAAATTTTGAATAATAATGAAGTATAGGTGGTGCCACAAAGAAGAAGAAAACATCTAAGAAGAAGAAAATAACTACTAAGAAGAACAAAACTGCTACTAAGAAGAAGAAAACAACCTCCAAAAGAAAAAATAATTACCATCTGCTTTTCTTTACACTAATTCTTGGACCGAATCCTTTCTTTTTTACATTATTTGGATCATACTTTTCTAAATCGTCATCTGAGTTCATATCCTTAGATAACTCCAATGAAGATTTTACACATAATTAAGCATTTCATTTAAAATAATTATTAACTTTTTTTATATATATATATATATGTCTGATGATGGATTTACTGATAATGAAGAAATAGATGACGATGAAGATTATTTTTTTGAGCCACAATTTGTAGAACCAACAGCGCCAGAAGCGCCACTAGTAGAAGACGTGAACAATAATCAGCAGCAGCATCAGCAGCAGCAGCTGCTAGCAAACAATAATCAGCAGCAGCTGCTAGCAAACGATAATCAGAATCAGCTGCTAGCAAACGATAATCAGAATCGGCCACCGCGAAATCCAAATTTCAAATCTAGTGATAATAATAATGCATCTAATGGAGGTAGCAAAATGGAAACAGCCGCTAAAAAGAAGAAAACATCTAAAAAGAAGAAATCATCTAAGAAGAAGAAAACTGCCACAAAAAAGAAGAAAACAGCTACAAAAAAGAAGAAAACAACGGCTAAGAAGAAGAAAACAACTAAGAAGAATAAAACTGCTACAAAGAAGAAGAACTAATTACCATCTACTTTTTTTAATTTTAATCTTATTATTTAATATGAGGAAAAAAACTAAAAAAAAAACAGTTAAAATTGGAGAATCATGTGAAACAAATGAAGATTGTATTAATCGTAATTGTATTCAGAGTAGATGTGTACGTAAAAACACTAAAAAAAAAGGTTTTATTAACTCAGTTATAACAAATACACTTAAAAAAATAACAAAAACTAGTTCACTACGTCCAGTTACGAAAAAACGTAAAAAAAAAATATTAATTATCGAATCGTCTTCTCCAGAAGATATATTAGCTAGTTATCAACCGTCTAAAATCGGTTTAAACACTACTCATGAAAAAGATATAATGACTCTACCAAATGAGCGTTTAAATGAAAAATATATTGAGTTGATGGACACCCTTTATGATATCATGATGAAACAAGGTGAACCGTTTCGTGCAAGAGCATATAAAAAGGCACAAGAAACTATTATGTCTTTTCCAGATGATATTTTAAATCCACAACAGCTAAAAGGGAGTCCTAATATAGGCCCTACTATTATGGAAAAACTTATTGAGTATGAGCAAACAGGAACATTACGAATTTTAGAACGAGAGAAAAATAATCCGGCGAATATTCTTACTGATGTTTATGGAATCGGACCGAAAAAAGCAAAACAGTTAGTAGATGAGGGAATAACTACTATTGAAGCTCTCCGTGAAAATCAAGATCGATTGAATGATGTTCAAAAAATAGGTTTACAATATTATGAAGATATTTTAAAACGTATTCCAAGAGACGAGATTGATGAATATTATGTGTTATTTAAAACAATATTTGATAATATGAATATACCTGGATCCAAGTTTGAAATTGTAGGTAGTTATCGACGCGGGGCGAAAAGTTCTGGGGATATTGATGTTATTATAACTGGTAAGACGAATGAGGTATTTAAATTATTTATTGATACATTAACAACATCTAATATTATCCATGAAGTTCTCTCAAGAGGAGCTACTAAATCACTAACTATTTGTAAGCTTCCTAATTCCAAGATATTTCGTCGGGTTGATTTTTTATTTTCTTCAGAAGAAGAATATCCTTTTTCTGTGTTATATTTTACTGGAAGTAAAACATTCAATACTGTTATGCGTGGATATGCGTTAAAGAAAGGATTTACTATGAATGAACATGGTATTTATCATATGGTGTCAAAGAAAAAGGGGGATAAAGTCTCATATATATTTCGAACAGAAGAAGATATATTTCGTTTTTTGGGATTGACTTATAAAAGACCAGAAGAAAGAATCGACGGACGTGCGGTGATTGAAGAAACGACTGTTATCACACCCGATATCGTTACAGATGTTATATCAACAGTTAAAAATAAGACCGTAAAACGTCGTGTAAAAAAGAAATTAATTATAGAAAACGACGATGATAAAATAAATGATCATATTCCACAAATAGCCGAATTTCATATTAAAAGTTCTATTATTGATTTTAAACAGAAAGGATTGAAAGTATTAGAAGAATTGAATGAGGAACAATTGGCTTCGATTATACGAGAATGTAATATCGCTTATTATAATCAACAACCATTATTAACTGATAACGAATATGACGTGGTAAAAGAATATATGCAAGAGAAATATCCCGATAATCCAGTTCACTTAGAAATTGGCGCCCCAATTGAAAAGAATAAAGTAAAATTACCTTACGAAATGTGGTCCATGGATAAGATTAAACCTGATACGAAGGCGTTACCTAATTGGATGAATAAATATCCTGGACCCTATGTTTTATCAGCAAAACTGGATGGTGTTAGTGGTATGTATACTACCGAAGGTTCTGTTACAAAATTGTATACACGAGGTAATGGTAAAGTGGGACAAGATATCAGTCATTTGATCAGATTTTTGAAATTACCTTCGACAAAAGGAATTGTGATTCGTGGCGAATTTATTATTCCTAAAAAAGTATTTGAAGAAAAGTATAAGGATAAATTTGCAAATCCACGAAATATGGTATCTGGAATTATCAATCAAAAATCTGTGAATTCTGCTATTAAAGATGTTCATTTTATTGCTTACGAGGTAATTAAGCCAGAGATGAAACCTTCCGAACAAATGAATTTTTTGACAACTATTACGGTTGAACGAGTTATTAGTGAAAAAACCGATGTGTTATCGAATCAAATATTATCTGATAAATTGATTGATTGGCGTACGAATTATATATATGAAATTGACGGAGTGATTGTAACAGATGATAAATTATATCCTCGTAAATCGGGGAACCCCGAACACTCTTTTGCTTTCAAAATGGTTTTATCGGATCAAGTGGCAGAAGCGAAAGTAGTTGATGTTATATGGACGCCTAGTAAAGACGGATATTTAAAACCTCGTGTCCAGATCGAACCTATTTCTTTGGGAGGAGTTAAAATAGAGTTTGCGACTGGGTTTAATGGCGCATTTATCGAGCAAAATAAAATTGGTGTTGGTGCTATGATCGAAATTATTCGAAGTGGTGATGTGATCCCTTATATTAAAAAAGTAGTGGTTCCTGCTGAAAACGCGCTTATGCCTTCCGTTGCTTATAAGTGGAATAGTACTCATATAGATATTATGTTAGAACAATTGGAATCGAATGAAATTGTGCGCGAAAAAAATATTACAGGGTTTTTTCGGGGTATTGGCGTCGAAGGATTGAGTTCTGGGAATATTAAAAGATTGATTGATGCAGGATATGATACTGTACCTAAAATATTAAGTATGTCTTTGGAGGACTATCTTTCGATAGACGGATTTAAACAAAAGCTTGCGACAAAAATTTACGAGGGGATTCGTGTAAAAATTGGCGCAGCTTCACTCATTAAGATTATGTCTGCGTCTAATTCATTTGGTCGCGGATTTAGTGAGAAAAAAATGGAATTGATTATAACTGGTTATCCCGATGTTTTGGTTTCTTCGGATTCAGACGAAGTCAAAATTAAAAAAATTATGTCCATTAAAGGGATGGCGCTTAAAACCGCTGAATTATTTGTACAAAAAATACCGGAATTTTTAAATTTTATGAAAGAATCACACTTAGAAACTAAATTGGAAGAAAAGATTAGTGTGTTATCTCAAGGAGATATCTCTCATCCGCTTTATGGTAAAACAATTGTTCTTACTGGATTTAGAGATGCGAATATTATTTTAAAAATAAAAGAAGTCGGAGCGAAACAAGGGTCCTCTGTTTCAAAAAATACTGCGTTGATAATAGTGAAAGATGAGTATAGTAAAGATACTGGAAAAGCTTATGAAGCGTCTAAATTGAATATTCCGATTATGACGAAAGATGAGTTTATTAGTGCTTATATGTAAAAAAAAGTCGTTATTTGTTTTATTCTTTTTAATTTATTAAGAATTTATAAAAATTATTTTAATTTTACTTAGTGTTAAAATAATTTGCTTTCAAGGTTTCTTCCATATCTCTTTCCCATTCTTCTTCTATATCTTTCCAGCTGTTAGGAATTTGTATCATATATTCGGGGATTCTCCTTTTCGCGCGTAGAACCTTTATAGCCCTTTTCTTTTTACCAAACTCTTTATCGTATATTATATGTTTCATTTTATTCCATTCTTCGTTCTGTTTTTCCTTCGCGATAGACTCCTTTAATTTCGCTTTCTGTTTTTCTATTTCTTTACTTATGTTTTCTAAGATTTTTAGTTCTTTCTCGGCTGGTGTTTCTTCTGGTGTTTCTTCTGGTGTTTCTTCTGGTGTTTCTTCTGGTATTTCTTCTTGTGTTTCGTCTGGTATTTCGTCTGGTATTTCTTCTAAAAGATTTTCTTCTTTATCAAATTTAAGTACTTTTCCATTAATTTTAATTAAGAAGGGTTTTTTTATTCCAGTTTTTACCATTTCTCTATATTCTATAAGTAATTGATGCGCTTCGTCAACTTGAGTTATATTTATTTTACTTAGTATTATTAAAATAAAGTCTATTTCGTTTTTATTATATTTATTACTCTTTGCTGAATTTTTTTCTATTTTTATAGGGATTATATTATTTATATTGAATAGAAATCTTTCATGTATAGGATTATTTATAATATTAAACTCAGGCGCAGTTGGAGGAATTATATGATCAAGTGAAATGCAACCACTAGTTTTCCCGTATCTTAGAATTTCACCTGTTTCGTTGTTTACTATTTTTTTCGGACATTTTTTTTTGAAATCTGATAACGATGCGCCAATTTCTTTTTCAAATTGTTCAATTGTTTTTTTTTTCATACGACTCGTATCTTCTCTTATCATCCTACCCAGACGCTCCCTATGTTTATGTATTTTAAACGCTATAGGAGTACATGGACATTTATTATGTGTTATATTTTTTTCACAGGTATAACATATTTGTTTTCCGGTCTCATCTACACGATAATCCGGTTTTTTTTCCATTCTCATCATAATATTACTTTTATAAGAGTGAATAATTGATTTATGGTTTAATTATAGTTCTAATTACTTCTTTTTAAGTAAAAGTATTTCAATTTTTTGTTATTATTTTTAATAATTGTAATATATATGATTATTAAAAAGGGAAAAAAAGGAAATATTATGGTTTACCATGTTGATAAAGATATTACGGATTCTAAAATGGATTCCTTAAAGAATACATATGTAAAACCGTCTCAGATTAAATTCATTATCGATGAGGATGCAGATGTTTATGATAAAGAAGGGCGTTTATTAATACGATTTAGAAAAAATAAATTATCTAAAAAAAAGATCGACGAGTTTTACGAAAACGTCATCGATTTTGCTAATAGGGATACAAGTAATCGTGGTTCTGCAACTGGAAGTTCGGAAAAAAACGTTGCGGATAATCCAAAAATAAAAACAAATATATTTGGATTTTTTGATCGTTTCTCTCCAAAACAAAAGGCACTTCAAAAGAAAAAAGGAAAACGTATGGCATTAGAAGTGAGAGAATGTAAATTTAATATGGACTATCCGGATAAGTATAAAAAAACATTACCGTTGATTCGTGAAATCGATGAATATTATAAAAAATTGGTTCCCAAAGAATACGTATTACAACGGAAAAAGGCAAATCAAACTCACTTTAAAATCGTGGGTACTAGTTTTACAACCGTTACTACGAATGTGAATTTTCAAACTACGATTCATACCGATAAGGGAGATGATCCAGAAGGATTTGGAAATCTGACGGTGATTGAACGCGGATCTTATACTGGCGGCGAAACTTGTTTACCTCAATACGGGATTGGTGTGAATGCGCGAACGGGAGACGTTTTATTTATGGATGTTCATCAACCACATGGTAACTTACCTATTAAAAAGAGTGGAAAAGATACCATTCGGTTATCTATCGTTTGTTATTTACGTTATAAGGTATGGGAGAAAACTAAAAATAAAACCAAGAAGTTTATGATTAAACATAATAAAACGTTGAAAAATATGCGTGATAGTAATAAAGGATAAAGATATTATTTTTAAAATTGATTTTATTTACATACTTAATAATTTCATAATAATATTTACGATTATGAAATTAGAGAATATACTTTTGATCATTATCTTTGGGTTGCTTTTCCTTGCAGGTATAACTATGATATATTCGGGCTGTTTAAATATATTAAATAAACAAGGAAATGTTTCAGAACCAAAGGTTATACCAGTTTCTGGTGATATAGAATCTAATTAAGGATCAAATCGTGGTTGGTTACTAAATTTTACTTCTGTCATTCCATTTGCACGATGGAATATGGTAATAATATCTGGATATTTACGGTTTAGATACTCTGCTGCATTTTTATTTCTCTCAGCTCTGTCTTTTCCTAATCCTCCTTCAGAATTAAATTTTGTTTTAGGTGTTATATAATTAAAACGAAGAACGCCTCCGTCGTGTTTATAAAATAAAATCGATTGTTCATAATCTTCCTTTGTTTCTGATTTGAGAGAAGGATAAAGTTTACGATTATGTCTATTTATATAACCGAAGGTCACACCTATAATAAACCTTAAGTGATCTGAAATTGTTTTTTTCATAAAAAATGGATTACGTACCGGATAAACTCCCCATATATAAAGTTTTTCTTTTTTTAATTCTTTATATGCGTCTTTGAAAAATTTATCCAAGTCGTGAATTTTTACTAATTTATCTTTATTTTTCATCATTTGTAGTTCTTCTACGTCGTCGTCCATCGAAACGATATATTGTCCTTCCGGAAAATACTTGGAAATAAAAATACGTTGATTTGTGATACCTTTTTTCCCGACGATGATTTTATTATATAAATTTTTTGGAACGGTTTTTTCGTATAATTTCTCTTGTTGTTTATTGGCGACAAAAATATAAATTTTATTTTTTAAAATACTTCCTTCTTTTAGTGTTGTGAGTGTTTTAGGTACTATTATATCTTCACGATTATAGCTAGGAATAGCAACTACGTAATTTGACATATATAGTATATTTTTATTTTTTATTTCCAGTTTTAATTTATTGGGGTTCTTTTATTTAGCGCCATAAATTATTATTTGTCTGTTCAAACGTCTTAAAGACTTTTTTATATGATTATTATATATGCATATGTACGGTGCGTTTGCTATAAGTTTGATGTGTTTATCTTCCTTTGTTTTCTCTGATACTTCTCGTTGGGAAAAGTTTACTTTATTTCAAAGAGATTTTGATAAATCTTACTCTTCTTTAGAAGAATTGGAAACTAGATTTAAAAATTTTGTAGAAAATATTCAATTGATCGAAGCTCATAATTCAGGATTTAATAGTTCCTTTACACTCGGGATAAATCAATTTTCTGATTTGACTGCGGACGAATTTAAAAGTATCTATGTTTCTGGTTTAAAACCGGAATTTACTTTTGGCGCTTATGGATGTCAGTCTTTTTCCTCAGAGGAGAGCGTTTCTGACACCTATGATTGGAGAGATCATAATGCGGTAACTTCTGTAAAAGATCAAGGACAGTGTGGAAGTTGTTGGGCATTTTCTTCTACTGCTGCAATCGAAGGCGCTTGGGCAATCGCTAAGAATGAGTTGGTTGATCTTTCTGAGCAACAGCTTGTTGATTGTGCAACTGGGAGTGCTTATGGATCACATGGATGTAATGGAGGTCAAATGGATGGCGGATTTAAATATGCAATTCAAAATGGTATGTGTTCTTATAATGATTATCCTTATACTTCTGGACAAACCAAGACTGGTGGTAAATGTCAATCATGTAAGAGTATAGTTTCTATTTCGGAATGTTATGATGTGAAATCCAAAGACCAACTTTCCTTGAAAAATGCGGTTTTTAAGACACCGGTTTCGATTGCGATTGAAGCAGATACTCGTTATTTCCAATCTTATACTGGAGGTATTTTGGACTCGTCATCCTGTGGTACCAATTTGGATCATGGAGTTTTGACAGTTGGATATGGCGAAGAAGCAGGAAAAAAATATTGGATTGTGAAAAATAGTTGGGGAAAGTCATGGGGGGAGAATGGATATGTTCGAATTTTGAGAAGCGATAGTACAAGTGATGCAGGGGTTTGTGGAATTGCTATGCAACCTAGTTTTCCTACGGTTTAGATTTCCTACGGTTTAGATTAAAATTCTACTTCATATTCCAGTAAATCTTTTATATCTGTTTTTATTTCCAGATATAAAATATTTTTAAGACGATTATTCGTTTTATTCTCTTTACAATCAGGAGTCATTATTTTTATCAGCGTTTTATTACATATTTGTTCTAGATTTTCGCTTTCTTCTATTTTTTGTCTATTTTTTTGTTTCCAATTTTGAAATACTTTTGATAGATTACGCTGTATTATACAATTGAATCGAATAAATATATCTTTATTCAATTCAATCCATATATTTGTTGTGTTTTGTGTGGTATAGATATATAATTGATTTTGCTTTTCAGAAAATCCAAAAATAGGACGGAATGAGATAGAAGTGTCTTTATCAAAATAATCTTTATAAATTTGTTTTATTACTTCAAAATAGCTATGATTAAAGAGATATTCTATATGAGTATCATTTATTTCTATTTTTGATTCGAGATTATCGAATATATATTCTGGAATTTGGTTTTTATTTAACCATTCCAAAATATTTATTTTTCGTTTTTCTCGGTGTACTATTTTTTCATATTCTTCTATTTTTTTTTCCAGTTTTTTATATTTTGTACCTAGTTCTCGTACCATCATAAATAATTCGCGATAACTAGGAACTTCTTCTTCTTCATCGATATTCGCTATCTGACGCCTATGTTTATTCGGATAAAGTAATTCACATGTAACTTCGTGTTTTCTAAGGTTTGCCTTTTTTATATATGATTTACCACAATTTAAACAACATACTGGTGGTTGTTTTATTTTATTAGGGATATCTGTTTTGAACATTTAGTTGAATGATTCGAATTATCTTTTTACTATAAAGACACTTTTATCCGAATCAATTTTCTTTTATAAATAATAAAATACAACATATATATATGTATCCACAAGATGAAAAAACATCCATTATGTATAATTACCCTAATAAATTGATCGGATTACCTTTATTTTATTATAGATGGCGATCATGCGATACTAATTTAAATTCTAATACTGCTGCTAACCGATATCAAATTCAAAAACGTATTCAAAAAACAGTACGGGTGGATTCTTCACTATATACTGCTAATTTAGCTCCTTTTCACGTATATCAGAAACCTACCGAAAAAACACAAAATGTATGTTGGAATCAAATGAGTGATCGTGCGTTACCGAGTTATCAGCCTAATATTGTACCTACTGGATTTTATCACTCTTTGAATAATAAACATCATTCCGTTACTTCTAGTAGACCTGGAGGTCAAAACCCTGGCGGCCTCGGAGTGGATATTAAGCATAATTCTTATGATCGTTATTTGAATCGGTTAAAAGGAAAAGGACCTCTTCGACGAGAACCGATCCCGGATAGTTTAGCCGCGCCTCAAATTAAGTTTAATCCTGCTTATCCTGTTTACGGGGCCAAAGTTATGAAAACCTCTATTATTACCGGATGTAATTGTCCAGTGCCCACGCCATAAATAAAATTTTGGTATTCATATGTTTAGTGATAGATTTTCAAATTTTATAATTTATTTTATTTATTATTAAAATTATAAAATTAATTTATATTATTATATAATAATGCCTGCTACTATAAAAATGTATATTGGTAATCATAATCATAAATCACCTGTATTAAAAACTAGTGCGTCGAATCAGCCTTTACAGAGACAACCACAAATGGCTATTGGATTTAACGGTTCTATGCTTGGTAGAATCCATAATGCACGAGCTGGTTGCGGATGTGGTAAATAATTTATAACTCAACTCAACTATCTATCTATTACCTGATATAATATTTTATCATGTATTTATATAAATGTTTACGTTAAGTTCTAATGCTACTTCTAATGTGAAAGCTTACCCGTCTGGTTCTTTGAATAAAGCTACTAATTTTAAAACTATGTTTGATACGACGATATTACCTTATAATAAAACTTATAATAATTGTAATGGTGGTGGGTTTTGCTATACAAATTCTAAAGGAACATTTATTTATAAACCTCATAGTGATATTGGTATGGTAGGGACAACTGCGTCTAGTTATATGTTTCGCAGACGACGTGTTTAATTTTATTTTATTTTTTAAAAAATATACTATCTTTCCAAATTGTATTCCAATCTGCACTCAAAATAAGAATAAACCCAAATATAAAAAGTAATAGTCTTGCTTCAAAATCTAATGGAATTGGGGTTTTACGTCGGGGATAAAACATATAAATTAAAAAAAATGACATTAATAATTTAAATAATAGTTCTAATCTCTCCCTTATTAATCCGGATAGTTCTATTACTGTTTTATTTTTATTATAAAAGCTGGATGCTCTATAAATAATGGTTGTTAATAAGAAAAGAATTTTTATTGTAAATACTATATTAATATAAAAGTCCAGATACGTCATTTATTATTATTATTTATTTTTTTATTTTTTTAATTATTATTATTTTTATTTTAGTAAATAATAATAAGTTATGTATAATTCTAGAATGTTTAGTAACTCTTTACCTGAAACGAATGTTGGAGATGCTTATAAATATCAAACCCATTCTCATTATTTAAATTCAAATCAATTTAAAAACAGTTCTTTTTCTAGTGTTTGTATATTTTGTTCATTTAGCGATACATCTGCTTTAGTTCCCGACGGGTCCTTTCGTTCGTGTAAAAAATGTAAAAAGCAATTTAAAGCTCGATTTAGTTAAAGCTCGATTTAGTTAAACCTCGATTTAGTTAAACCTCGATTTAGTTATTTTATTCCATATATTAATATTATTTATTTATAATATATAATGTATAGATTTTCTGATTATGGTGGATATATGACTGCATTAAAATATAGAGGAATTTATTGTTGTGATCCAAAACCAAAAATAATTACAAATTGTGACTGTGATCCTACTTATGAAACGTTTTATACTGATAAAACGAGTGATGGAGAAATTATTATTATTACTTATGAAAAAGATGTTACTTATATAGACCCTCCTATTGATGCTATATCTAAGTGTTTCATTAGAAATTATATATTAGAAGCTGATAATGGTATTCCTAATGCAACAGAAAAAAAAATAGTATGTAATATAGATATTAATGAATGTTCGTCTTCAATCGGTTCTTCAGTCGCGCTTATTACTGAATTTACCGGTGCATTTATTATTAATAATAAAAAGTATAATAAATATAATTTTGTTGTCGGCGGAGGGGAACCTTTAGAATTATTATGGAATTCTGCCAAGTCTGGTTGGGTTGTATTGAAATATGACGGATTATTTAGTAATTAATTGCGTTTATATTTTGTAGATTTTTTTGTAGATTTTTTTTTATCCATAGTTAATATAATGTCTTTTGCGGATAACATTAAAGATAGCCTTCCCACCTCTGGAGTTCCGGCAACAGGATTCTTCCAACCTGCTGAGAATATCGAATCTAATACATTTGATACTTCCGGTAATCAACCTCAAGATGCGCCGTATAATCAATATCCTATTATTGGTGATGCTTCTTCAAATCTTGTTGGTAGTGTTACTACACCATATTTACCTGTAGCTTTACCTGCATATATTCCTACAATTTATAAAAATATTTATAATATTCAAAATAATTTAGAAAATGTGATTCCTGCTACAGATGTTTCAGATAATCGTTTATATCCTACTACTTTTGCAGTTAAAAATTACGTACAAAGTCAACTTTTTGGTAGTGAAGTACTTGATCCTTCGTCCTCAACTACCCCCATATTACAACCTAGTACAGGTCTAACTAATACTTTAGTATTATCTGCTGATGCTTTAACAAATACCAATAATTTCACAAATGTTGCATATGATAGTGGTGATTATAATGTAACATCTTATACAATTGAATCCGTAGACCAATCCAGAAATGGTGCACAAAAAAATATTATTTGTGTTTCAAATCTAACGACAGAAAATGGTAATCAGGTTATTATGCAAATTAGTGCAGGCGTTCCTGACACCAGCGGCGACGTCAATGACCCATCAACACAGCCTTCCTTTGTCGTATCTGGAAATGTATATAGATACTATCAATTTGTAGGCGCAGCCGATTCACTTACATTAATACAATATAATGACGGTACAGATCCAGCCCGCTTTTTTGTTATAGGTCAATATGGAGGTAATTTTTCTAATACATTATTCGCTGTTGATTCTAATGGCGATGCAAAAGGAATTACAAACCTTTATACCAATTAATCATTCACAGATAATAATTGTATGATTATTAAATCAATAACCATTTAGATTAATATATAATATTTTAAATAAAAATAAATTAAAATATTATATGAATACTATAAATAATAATATGAATATGGGTATTACTAGTCGTGTGGAACAGAATAGTTTTATAAATAATTCTCTATTATTAACTGGTGAAAACTGTTATAAACCTAATGAAATTTTACCTTTTACTGTTTCTATTCATACAGAAGATCGTGATACTACAAAATGGCCTAGTCCGAGTAAATTTCTTATTACATTACCTGAAGTAATGAAAAATGTAACCGCACTTGAACTTATTGATATACGTCTTCCTACTTTTTATTATAGTGTATCTGAAAATTTACAAAATAATTCTTTCTATTTTTCTATTCCTCAATATTTTCAAGAACCAATCCTCTTAAATAAATTAGTAAGTGGATATTATGCAGGGGAAAATTTGGCAGTAATCCTTAAAAATGCATTAAATAAAACTACTATGGAGTATTTATTTAAGATCGGAGCTTTGACAGTTCCGGATCCATCGTTTAATGATTTTGATGTTTTATATAATCCTAGTACGAATAAATTAACTGTAATAAATAAATCTTATGAATTTAAATTATGGTTTAATAAAAGCGTTGAATATAACCACTGTGAAAATCAATACTACCGTTTTGGTCTTAATTGGGGTCTTGGTTATAATATGGGGTTTGATAAAAAATTATATACTAGTGTATTTGATGAGGTTGAAAATAATTTTAGACTTACTTCAATTACTCTAGTGGATATTGGCGTTCAATCTACAATTTATATGAATGTAAGAGGGTATAATTATGTTAGTCAGATCGATCCTTTTAGTCAATCTACTAATAGTTTATTTAATAATGATTACGGCGCATCGGTCGATGCTTCCTTTGCAAAATTAATTATACAAAATGTAACTAATACGTATATCCCTCCTGGAAAGTTCAAAAGAATTTTACCTCATATAGAGGGTAAAATAGGACAACTATTTATTGAATTTAAATATCATAACGGTGAGTATGTTGAGTTTGAAGGGCAAAATTTTGATTTTAGTTTTAAATTTCATACAATTTCTGATTGTAAATATACAACATAATAATTTTTTTATTTTTTTATTATTTTATTATAATAATATGGTATGTTCTATTTCATGTTCTATTTCCTTTATATTTATTGTGGGAATGATTTATTTTTATAATATGACCTCTCATAATAAAGTTGTAAAAGAGTATCGCGCCAAGTTTCCACCAGAATTACAAACTTTATATGATAAGATCGCTTCTGAGAGAATGTTTATCAGTTATTATGGTTATTTTTTAGGATTTTTCTTATCCATGGCAATTATATTTTATAATATTCGTTTAAAGAAAAATAAACTATCGAATCATTCTTTGGTTTGTATTGTGGCGAGTACGTGTTTTTTAACGAACTATTTTTACTATATATTATCACCCAAAAGTGACTGGATGTTACGTCATATTCAGGATCCCGAGTTAGTAAAAGCCTGGTTACAAATGTATCGTGTGATGCAATTTAATTATCATATGGGAATGGTTTTGGGAATAATTGCTGTAGCTATATTGGCATTTGCATTTAGATGTTGAAATATTTTGATTTGAAATGATATAGAAAAACTTCTATATTATTTATTATGGAGAATAAATCTACTTGCGATGTTAGCGATGTTATTGACTTTAGTAAATGTGTAAATCAATTAAAAGTTGAAGCTTATGTAGATTCTGTTTATGACGGGGATTCATTAAAAGTTATTTTTCCATTTCATGGCGTAAAATATAAATGGACGTGTAGATTGAATGGGATAGATACTCCAGAAATTCGAACTTCTAATACGGAAGAAAAACAATTCGGATTGAAAGTTCGTGATATTGTAAGAGAAAAAGTTTTGAATAAAAAAGTAACTATATTATGCCATACATTTGATAAGTATGGTAGATTATTAATTGATATTTATTTGAATAAAGAGGATATGTTGAATGAATACGATACTTTGAATGAATGGTTAATAAAAAAACAATATGCGCTTTCATACGATGGAGGTAAGAAACAATCTTGGACTGAAATGCTTGCAATAATTGGTCATTAATTATTTTTTATTTTTATTTTATTATAAATAAAAATTGTCATGATTGAAAAGCATATTAATGTAAACCAGTAAAAAATATCTGAACTCGTGTATTGTTTTCCTTTATCTAAGTCTCCGATTAGATATTTTGAAGTAAGTGATGTAATTACTGGTATTATTAAATATTCTGAAAAATTGGAATAGTTTTCAAATTGTAATAAAAATAAACTCCAACAAATTACTAAAATAATATTTTGTGAAATAACTGATAAATCTAGATTATTGAAAAGTTTCATGATTATACCAATCATACTTTATATACTATAATTTTATATTTTATATTTTATAAAATTATTTAAAGAAAACACAATAATAATTGTTGTATAGGATACCTTGTCATCGTACAGCTAATTACGAGATTTATTTGATGGCAGTATTATGTGTTGGATGGGACTTGATGGATAGGGACTTGATGGGTATTTAATAACTATGTGTCTTTTTTGCTTGTTTAGCTCAGATGGTTAGAGCATCGGTCTTATGAGCCGAAGGTCAACGGTTCGAGCCCGTTATTAAGCAGTTATGCATTCGTGTCCGAGTGGTCTAAGGAGCCAGACTTAAGCTTTAATGTTTTAAGATACCTGGTGTTTACGAACGCGTGGGTTCGAACCCCACCGAATGCAAACTTATGGTCTTATGGTCTAATGGTTATGACTGCGGACTTTGAATCCGCCAATCTGGGTTCAATTCCCAGTAAGACCTTATTATTTATTTATTATTTAATAATTTTTTGAATAGGTATAATAGTATTATAATAACTAGCATAAAGGTATATATATATGTTACCCATTTCCAACTAGACCACTCTAATAAGTCTAGAAATACTTTACCATGCTCTTGTTTTTTGAATTTATATAGAACTTTATCAAAATCATATGCTGTTTTGAAGCCGATGTAAATTGACATTATAAATAAGGTAAGTCCGAATATTTTTATTATTATTTTCGTTGATTCATTTTTAAATTTATTACTAAAACCTAATATTGCGATTGCGATGGACGAGGTTAAAAACATATTTCTTTGTCCGGATAACATTCCATTATAAGCGGTTTGTGGATTTATTTTATAGGACATCTTTTGATATATACAGATATTTTAATATACTTGCACCTTATATATCGGTCGTACCTTATACCTCGCTAGCTCAGATGGTAGAGCGCACGCCTTTTATCTCAACTATGACTGTTAGCGTGTGGTCGTGGGTTCGAGCCCCACGTGGGGTGTGACCTCAATATGTCTTTAAACTGTTGATTTGCTTTGTTAGCTCAGTGGTAGAGCATTCGGCTGTTAACCGAAAGGTCGCAGGTTCGAAACCTGTACAGAGCGAAGCACCTTAGCTCAGAGGAAGAGTGTCTGGCTCATAACCAGAATGTCGGTTGATCGAAACAACCAGGTGCTATTTTTATTTATTTTTATTTTACTAAATAAATAAAAATAAAAAACTTATTATTTATCGTTTTCTACTTCGTCGGTGACTTGGTTTTCTTCTAGATTTTCTTCTAGATTTTCTTCTAGATTTTCGTCTAGATTTTCGTCCACCCGTTGGTGTGAATGTGGCTGGGGAGGGTCCCAACTCTTTTATTTGGGCATCAATTTCCCGAATTTCTTTTATTAGGTTTGCCACATTTTTTTGTTCTTCTAGTGTCTTGCCTCTGAAGGCTTGTTTTCTATTTTCCTGTAATAGTTTCTCTTTTACTTCTTTCTTACTCTTTAGAAGATTCAACGTCTTATTCCAATTCCTCATTTATATTATACTAATATTTTATTTAGAAAACAGATATATTTAGAAAACTTATATTGTACTAATTCATGAATAATCATAATATTTTAGAACTATCTCATGAAGCTACAATAGATGAAATTAAAAAAGCATATTATAGGTTGGCCATTAAATGGCATCCTGATAAAAATAATCACCCTGATGCCGAAGATAAATTTAAACAAATTTCAGAAGCTTATCAGACACTTACTTCTCGTATATTATATCATACGAGCGATAATTCTTTGAATGAAGTATCATCCGAATTTATTTCTCCTGAAGATTTATTTGAATCTTTGTTTACTCCTCTTGGTAATCCATTTGAAAATTTTAGTTTTGAGGGATTTTTTGAAACGTTTTTTGGTAAATCATATAATAAGGACGAGTTTTCTGCTTCTGCTTTAAATGAAACAACTATTCAGCTATATAGAGACTCTATCAGATACGATAATTATCCTATTATTAAAAGTAATAGAACTAATGTAACTAATAGAACTAATTTTTAAATCTACTTAAAAATTTTTCTTTTACAAATATATTATGCAGATATTTGTAAAAACACTTACTGGAAAAACCATTACCCTTGATGTAGAACCTAGCGATTCAATTGATAATATTAAAACTAAAATACAAGATAAAGAAGGGATTCCACCAGACCAACAACGTCTTATCTTTGGTGGAAAGCAACTAGAAGACGGGAGAACCCTTAGTGATTATAATATACAGAAAGAAAGTACTCTTCATTTGGTATTGCGACTTAGAGGTGGATTTTTTTATTGATTTTGATTTTGACCTTGAAAAATCTTAACACATTCCCAAATTTTTGCCGATTCATCTAATGTAAAACTACCTCTCTTATTTGCCAAAGAAAGAAATGAAACCATTAAATTTAGTGCTATATGTTGATCTTTTACTTGAATATTTACCAACTTTTGTTCTTGTGTTGGTGGTGTAGAACTTGATTGATTAGAACTTGATTGATTAGAACTTGATTGGAGTGGATTTGGGATATCTTCATTTATCGCCTGTAATACTTGTACGGTGTCTTCGACTGTTGACATTTACTGTTATTATTCTCTTTTTTTTAAGTTTTTATCATAATAATTATTAAATATCTATAAGCGTATAAATTTAAAATAGTCCTGAAGTAAATCCAAATATACCTATCCCTTTAGGGTATAACTTTTCCATAAATTGTTTTTTTGATTCTTCGTGTTGTTCTCGTTTAGTGTTTGCTTCTATCTGTTGGTCCAATATATAATTGATTGCATAATTAGGATAAAAACGTTGTGCATACTTGATACCCTCGTCGTTGGTTGTTCTAATATATGGATTTGTTTCAAATACTTTTTTATATCGGGTTTTGGTATTTTGATCCCAAGGCCATAATTTTTTATATAAATATTCTTGAGTATCTTCAGGGGAAACATACTGTCTTAAAATATCTATATTATAAATTACGTTTGGGGTATTTAAATTTTTTTTATCTATAAACGTTTGTAAGTCTTTATCCCATGAAAAGCCTTCTCTTGTTTTTGATAATTGACAACTTATTATAAATATTAATCCTATGATTATTAAAATTATTATAGATATTGGAGGTTGTTTCATAATAAACGATGATATTATTTAATATATCTTTAAATAACCTCAATACATTCGTCTAAATTATACATTTCTTTTTCTGGTATAGTATCTATATCATCCATAAATTTCGAGGCATCTTTGATTTCTATTAAAATAGGACATAATTCAGGAGCACTTATATGAATATATCGTTCTAATCGTTTTGATTTATAATCATTTATATGTAGTTGAGATCCTTCCATTTTTGGTAACACATCCATCGCTACTTTTATTTTGATAATTCTAGTGGGATTTATAATTTGATTTGGTACTGATAATCGTAATGGTGTTAGACCTAGATTTGACGATTGATTTATATAAAATGCACAGCTATATGATATACTTTTACTGATTATAGAACTAGAACATACTATTTTATAGTCTAATATATTTGAAATACCTGTGCTAAACGTTTCATTTCCTGGATATAATAAATCAAACGTACGTGTAATGAAATCTGTATGATTTTCTAAAAGACTTCGATTATGGTTTAATGCGTGCTCTTCATATTTACTATATAAATCACTATCTTTATCTTTATTTATACAAATTTCTAATCGCATATATTTTCCATATTTTTCTACTAAAATATCGTCTATTTCTTTTTCTGATTGCATTTACTATTTAATAATATGTAAATTATTATTTATTATTATTTATTATTATTTATTATTATATGTTATAATGAATAATATATCGTTTTTGTTCTGGAAACATCCTAAAAATGTATGTATGACTTACTGGCAACATTTTACTTTTTCTATGAAAATAGCTGCTATATTTTTACAAGGATCTGTCAAGGCATTTATTCATGCTATTTTTCCTGATATATATATTACTTCTACTACAGAACTCGTTGGTTTTATACAAGAAGAATTAAAATCTGTTGGATGTCGATGATTTAACACCCAGACTCTGAACCTTTATATTGATTTGTATTTGATGAATTTGTATTTGATGAATTTGTATACCATTCAGGAGGTTCTGTAAAGTTATTTGATGTATTACATCCTGAAGAAAAACTACGAATACTTGTTCCTGCTGCGCTGGTTGCTTTTCCTGTTTGTGTTGCGTACGGGAATGGTTTTTGTTTTCCTATAGGATTTACACAACCACGTTGTATATAAGTAGTATATTCTGAACTTTGAATAGGCTCGCTTAATTCTTTTGTGTATGGGGCGTTTTGTGCCATTAAATTATAAGTATAACGAGCGGTACTTGTTCCACATCCGGTAGGTCCTCCACAACTTTTATACCCTATATACTTATCACTATCGTTAACATTTATATATCGTGTATTTGTTGCTTTTTTATTATGTAAGTACATACCTTGACTTGCGGTTTGTGATTGAGCCGAACTGTTATAAATTGGCTGTACCCAGTAATTCGGAAATTGTCCATTATATACCCATTTATATCTTTTTCTTAACATTCCTCGTGTTGATAGAACCGACTGTTTTATATATAAATATTGTGTTCCTAGTGTATCTGGTTTTTGCGAATTTAGTAGAGGTTGGACTACTGCTTGTTGATTTCCGTAATTTTTTATAGCACCAGACTGTTCTTCTTGATTTGCTACTAAAATCGCGGATGGATATTTTCCGTATCGTCCACCCCATCCGATCGGATGCTGTCCTCTATAAGGAGTTCCTGATTTTGACATCTTCATATCTCTTCCTACGCCTCCAATATTTCTATGCGGTCCGTTGATTGAGAACCCTTCTGGGCCGAAATTGGTGTTTGCTGCCTTCTGAGCAACTGTGTTATGTCCAAACGGACCTTGTAATAACCAATACCCTCCTGGTGGCTTTCCTGAACGTTTTGTACCTAAACTTTTCGTAACGGATTTCTTTTTAAAAGTTGCTAACGACATATAAATAAATAGGAGATTTTTATCTTTTGCTATAAATTGATTTATATTCATTTAAATTTATTATTTCTTATATGAATATAAACGATCTCTCTTGGGGGGTTTTTTTTAAGCATCTATCTAGAAAGTAATAAAATTTACTTCCATAAAGATATGATTTATTTAATATCTCTACTGGATTTTTTGCTATCTCTTTTATATCTGTTTTACCCATCAAGAATAAATATAAAAAAAAACAACCTAAACTATAATAGATCGTTTTATAATGAACCTCTGATGGAATTTCTGTTATTTCATTTAATTCTGGACTAGTGATTAACTTTTCATGAGAGAAAGGATAAGTGATATATAAATAACTATTATGAATAGGAATTATATCTTCTATTGAGGGAAAATAAAAAAAATTATCATCTATCATATAAATATCATCTTGAGAGAAATCGAAAACAGAAACATTTTCTTTTATAATTAAATATTCTATTTGTTTTCCTAATTGGTATATCATTTTATAAATCATTTCCATACATATATGTTCACTCGGACTGAATTTTGTTACCGTATTTGCATTAAATGTTAGCGTACGCGAATCATTTGTTACCATACTACCTAATAATAGATTGGGATTTAAAATAGAATTTAATATTATCTCATAATTATACTCGAAATCTATCTGAAATTTATTTTTTAGTTGTTTTATTTTTATTTTCATTATTAGATACTCGAGAGAACCGTTTAATTAAATTATTTTGTATAATATATTTATACATCCATTCTTCTCTTTTTTAACTATTGATTTTAATGTATTAAATTCTTTTTAGTAATTAGATTATTGTATCGGTGAATTTTTTAAAATCATGTATCATTTGATTTGTAGATTCTGTTGAACTGTTCATGAGAGAAATCCTTCTCTTTTTTGAATGTATATTATTATATTTTTTAAAAATATATTTTATATAGCATATGCCATACTCATATTCCATCCATATATGTATATGTTTATCGCTATTATGAAATGAATCTGTTGATAAATAATGATCTCCTTTATATTGTCCTCTTTTATCCATTTTTATATTACCATTTGTTACCCTTTTGTATTCATTTATTATATTATAATAAGTTATATGTAATATAAGATAGTATAGTGTTATTATTACCATTATTGTTATGAAAAATGATGCTATATATAGAAAAAATTTCATTCTTATATTTATCTGATATTTTTTATTGTATGAAATTGTCGTAAAGTTTTGTCGTCGAATTGTCACTATGTCACTATGTCACTATGTCACTATGTCACTATGTCACTATGTCACTATGTCACTATGTCACTATGTCACTATGTCACTATACCATTCTCCTACCATATACCATATACCATATACCATACTACATAGGCTACCATTCTCCTACCATATCAACTCATTCTCCACAATATCCTCTATAAGAGGCAGAAACCGGTGACAATTCGATATCCCGGTAGCAAAAAATACCCTATATATAAGAGGCAGAAACCGGTGACAATTTGATATCCCGGTGACAAAAAAAAAGGTGTTTTTAATGGATTAAAATGACAAAAGTAAATCTATAGGCGTTAATTCTTTATCTATGACATGCAATATTTTATGGTCCTTTGCTTTTTATGGTTTCTGGATTTTTAAGTGCTAGTTTCTTTTTAGGAATTGCTTTGGTTCCTCCATAATCTATCTTCGTGGCTTCGTCTTCTTCTCCTTCTTCGATATCTCTGGGTGGTGGTGTTCTAGGTGATGGCGTCATACTGTTTGCTAATTCTGGCATATATGTCATTTGTTCAGCTAGATCATCTGGGATTTCAATCTTTGCACGCGGTCGTCGTCTTGGAGCTCCTCCTCTTGCGCCTTGAGAGTTGTTTTTATAGGCACATACCTTCCAAAACCAAGGGTCATCATATACGATCTTTATTTCCTTACCGGAATTTAGTCTCTCTATGATGTTCTGTGTTTCTGGTTCTGTATTCCAATTTAGATGAATATATAATTTATTAAAAGACTTACCTTCCTTGTTATTCCAAGGTTTTATATCTACCCGCTCTACTTCACCGATATTGAGCGCACCAATCACACCACGGATACGACGCTCCGTGATATTTGTAAACGCTCTTGCGATAAATAGAACAGGAGATGGGTTTGTAAAAGAAGACATATTTGTAACTTGAGTACGAAGTTTTGATTTTTACTACTTATCTTATCGATTCATAAAGACATTTCATTTTTTTTAAATCCTTACACAATTTTTATTAAAGTAAATTTTTATAATTAGATTATAAATATTTATAACTATTTCTCTCATAAATAAAAAAAATAGTTTATTTAAATTTTAAAATCCTATACTACCTAGTCTACTTTACTTATCTACCAGTCTTCGTCTTCGTCTTCGCTATCTGACCAGTCTGCCCATGATCTATATTTTAATTTATTCGGCACAATTACACCTACACTTTGATATAATAGATCTGGAGTTGATTCTTCTTGACTTTGTGTGTCACCCATAACTGCAATTGTGCTACTATTATCTTCACACGGCTTTAATATTGGCACTCTTGCTGCCATACTTGCATAGCTGGTCGCACAGTTTAGTTCTTTTTTTTCAGTTACTCTAGAAAGCATCGGGAAATTATCTTCTTTTTCGGGTTCTACATCATCATCAGAGTCTGAATCTAAAATTGCAAATACAGACTTTTTATTTTCCTTTTGCACCGGCTTTTTGTTTTCTTTATATGAAGAATATTCATATTGTTTTTGTTTTCTATTTTCTAGTTTATTACGTTTTTTAAGTGTTGGACAAAACTTTACTGTGTGTCCATTTATATGACAATATGTACATGCCTGAGATAATAGAGTAGGACATACTACTTTACCTCTAGGTCCCGGCTCACTTCTTACAAAGTGGCTGGTATATTCGGATTCTGACTTACCTGCGTCAAAACATACTTTACAGAAAGACTTTGTCTTGTTGTTCTGTTGAGATGCCATTATTTAATAAGAGTGTTATTCAAAGAATTGAGAGAAACGCTTAATGCTGTATTGATTTATTGTGTAATTACTTTATACATTTAATCATAAAGTAATTCATTTTTTTTTATTTACTATACAATTAAGGGGTCAGTAAAACTTTATTTTTATATTTGTATTTAGTTTAATAATATTTTTATCTATATATATAACAAATGACATATATTCAATCATTAGATTTCCTTCAATATAAAATTATGGCTATGGATATTGAAACGCAAGTTATGTTATTAAATGAAACATTAGAATCGATATCAGAATTATCAAAACAAAATCCTCAATTTAAGTCATTTGTTAATAATTTATTTAAAAATAATACTTGTTTTATTGATAATGATTCTCATAAGTTACTTGAATTTATGGTTTCCACTTTTGAGATTTCTAATACTGATATGATAAAAAGAATACAAAGTGGCGGGGCACCAGTAGATGATGAAGTAGCACCAGTTAATAATGATAATGCAATGGTACTAGTTAATAATGATAATGCAATGGGTCCAGTTAATAATGATAATGTAATGGTACCAGGTAATAATGCGAATGCAATGGGTCCAGGTAATAATGCGCAATTTGTTACACAACAACCTGATAATTCACTAACTATAATAGGCAACATATTAAACAACACCCATCTGTCGGCAGAAAATCAAGCGGCTATGATAAAAATATTGGGCGACAAGGTTTCCGCTGACAATAAGCTGATAGAAGCCCAAGCAAAAGGCATAGAAACCCAATCTGCTATTCTTATTAATACTACTAATAATGCTATTCGTAATGATAGATGGGATAGAACGTTTGAGGGATTAGGTTATGCTTTTGCATTTACCACCCCAGCAGCTTTAATGTATTTTTTACAAGATTGTCTTGATAAAATTGCTGTACAAACCGTAACAGGAGCCGGACATGCTGCTGCAGGTCTTGCGGGTGCCGCAGAATTAGCAGCAAGAAACACGGTGCCATTTCTTATAAATAAAGCAGTTGATTTAGGGTCAATGACTAAAGAATATTTACCTGATATTATTAAACAGTGGGGTGTCTTTGTGAGAGATAGTTCAGCTGCAGGATTTGCTACAGATGCAGTTGGAGAAAAGATAATCGTAGGTGCTGTTAGTGGAATAACCGAGGGGGCAGAAAGTGCTATATTATTTGGGTCTATTTTTTTATATATTGCACTTACACTATTTTTTTGTATTCTAATGCTTACTATTGCAAAATTGCGTAAGATTAATAAAATTGCTTTCCGGATACCATTTACCGAAATAGCTATTCAAACAACCGAGAAGGGAGGTCGAAAACGTAAAACTAAACGTAAAACTAAAAAGAATAAAAATATTAGAAAAAAGACACGTAAAAGACATAATAATAAAAAATAATATACTTCATCCATTTTATATTTCTTTTTTTTCTCTCAGTCATCAAAAAAAAAAGAAGTTTTTAATTATTAATTATCTATTTTACTATCTATTTTACTTTTACATATCAAAACTATTTTCTAACGCATATCTACTAACAAATTTGTAGGAGGATGACATACATCTGATAATTTATCCAAATCTTTTTTATTTATTTTGTAATCTCTTTTCACCATTCTCTTCAGTATAATATCCTTTTCAGCAGAAGCAGCCTTTTCGAGTTTTTGTCCGGCCTTTTCGAGTCTCTTTCGTGCTTTTAGAGCTTCCATTTCTGTTTTCTTTTCGGCTTTCTTAGCTTCCTTTTCGGCTTTCTTAGCTTCCTTTTCGGCTTTCTTAGCTTCCTTTTCGGCTTCCTTTTCGGCTTTCTTGGATACTTTTTCAGCTTTCTTAGCTACCTTTTCGACTACCTTTTCGAGTACATTTACGACTACCTTTTCGGCTTTCTTAGCTACTTTTTCGGATTCCTTTTCGGCTTTCTTTTCTACTTTCTTTTCGGCTTTCTTTTCGGCTTTCTTTTGAACTTTTGCTTCGACTTTTTGAGCTTCTCTCTCGATTTTTGCATCTTTCTCATCGAGTTCTTTTTTAGCCTTTTTTGCTTCCTTTAGTGCTTTCTTTTCGGATTTTGCTTTTACTCGCATATCTGCTATAGCTAAACTGGTCATATTTTTCATAAAATTCATAATTTCTTTATTAATTTTGGATTCCTTTACGGCATCCTTCTTACCTTTTACCAACGCTCTTTCATGAATTTGTTTCATACGTTTAAAGAACGCTGGTTTTAGTACCTTTTTGTTCTCTAGTACCCTAGGGCACTCAGCGAGAAAGGTAGTGGTTTGTGTTGCGATACTTGGCATTTTGTTTCAGTTGTTTTGCTTTTTGCACAATTTTGATTCATTAACTGATTTTTATTACAAAAAAAAAAGTATTTCATTTTTTTTTGTATTTTTACACATTTTTGTAATTAACTATTTTTTTATAATTTTTAACTGTCATAAATATTTATTCACAATTATATTACACTCTTTTACCTATACACCTAAAAAAAACTGAAATACTTTTACACTTTTTTATAATTCATTATACAATAGAAAATATATGCTTATTAAGCCTTACAAATGACGTTGAATATCGAATCCAATCTGCGAACATATATCGGCTTTTTAGAAAGAGCCGACCTACAGTATAAGGACTATCAGTATGATGGAGTTAAGTGGTGTCTTACGAATGAACTTCGACCTGAACCCTGTCAAGGCGTACGCGGCGGCTTTATCGCCGATGAAATGGGATTAGGCAAGACCATCACTATGCTTGGAACTGTTTATGCGAATCCATTACCTTTTACTCTTATCGTTGTACCACCTATACTTATACCACAGTGGCAACTACAAGTTATAAGAACTATGCATATTGAACCTCTTGTATATCACGGACCTATTAAAAAAAAAATCACACTTGAAACCCTTTGCAAAACCAATATCGTTATCACATCTTATGGCGCTATCACTATGAATCGACAACAAATTGAACACAAACAGCATACTTTATTACACCAACACTCATGGGATCGCATCATATTTGACGAATCTCATCATATGCGGAATTCTAATACCAAGTTACACTATAGTGCTCAACTATTGAACGCTAATATTAGATGGCTTGTTAGCGGAACACCTGTACAAAATAGCAAACAAGACTTTTATGCCCTTTGTTCACTTATTAAACTTACACCTAGTTTTTATTCTGATAAAGATAACTTGAGAGAAATTGGTAAATCATTTATACTTAAGCGTACTAAAAAACAGGTCGGAATCCTTATTCCGGATTTAGCACTTAATGACACCGTTATTGACTGGGAGAATCCTATTGAAAAGAATATATCTAAGGAGATACACGCATGTTTACCATTCGCTAATATTCAAACTCAAGAATCTCATTTTAATTCTGCAAAAGCACCTGCAATCGTTCATATGATACGTGCCAAACAGTCATGTATTACCTTACAGTTACTTCATAAATCTATACATAATTATACCTCTTCACTCTCGCATAGTTCAAAACCTATGCTTACAAATAGTAGTAAAATTAATCATATCATTACTTTTATACATGAGAGAAAAAATAATCAAAACGGCAAAATCATATTTTGTAATTATAAACAAGAAATTGATTTATTTCAACAACGCTTACGTCTTATCGGCTTATCTGTTGCCGTTATTGATGGACGAGTTAATAAATTACAACGGAATATTATTCTATCACAACCTTATGACGCCCTTATCTTACAGATTCAAACTGGCTGTGAAGGTCTTAACCTACAAGAATATTATAGTGAAATATATTTTGTCAGCCCACACTGGAATCCTGCTGTTGAAGACCAAGCTATCGCACGATGTCATCGCATCGGACAAACTAAATCTGTTAACGTATTTCGCTTTCATATGCAACCATTTGACCAACATCGCGACAAAGACGACAAAGACGACAACGACGACAAAGACGACAAAGACGAACAATTACCTACTCTTAATATCGAGACTTATACCAATTCTTTACAACATAACAAACGACAAATTACTAGTTCTATTTTATAAATTAATTTATTTTAATTAATATTTTTTATTTTTTTTCTATATGACAAGTGAACTATGGCTTTTAGATGAAACACATAAACATAAGAAACCTGTCAAACAAAATAAATCTATACTACAATCTATTTACCGTAATATTCTTACATTATTCACATATATACCTATACATCATAAAGCAGAAACCGGTCATTATTCTAGAAACCGGTCATAATTACAGAAATCGGTCATTATTCCAGAAACCGGTCACAAAAAAAAAGGATTTTATTAACTTAATTAACATACATATACATTACTCTATCTATTCTTCATATTCTTCTTCCTCTTCTTCTTCCTCAAAGAACTCTATTGATTTTGTTGATTCTACCCATTTACCTACTACATCTTGTTCTTCATTATAAATTATACCCGTTTTCTTTGATCTCAGATACTTTTTTCCTTCATAGGTTATACGTTTTACTACATCTGGAGTTTCGTCTTCCTTTTCTTCTTCCACTTCCACTTCCTTTTCGGCTTCCTTTTCGGCTTCCTTTTCGGCTTCCTTTTCGGCTTCCTTTTCGGCTTCCTTTTCGGCTTCCTTTTCGGCTTCCACTTCTGTTTCACCTGCTTTTACTAGTTCTTCGAATAAATCTCCCGACCCAGATACTTCCATTACCTTTTTTTCCTTTTTTGGACGACCTTTTGTACCTTTCGCCTTTTCCTCTTTATTTACACTTTTTGGTCTTCCACGTTTTCCAACTGATACTGCTTCAAAGTGACGCTCATCTATCGTTATATTTTGACGATTTGCTTCTTCTAAAACACCTTCTTTTGTGTAATTAAATTTTTCCATTATTTTCGTATAAGCTGTTGGGCATTTACCACGCGGGTCTTGAAATTCCATTATATCTACTGCACAACGATCTTCTATTGTTCCGTATTTCGGAACACCACCATTCTTATCTGCTTGGTTTTTACATACTTTACAAAACTTTACATCATCTTTTCGCGGATTTTTACACTGTGTGTATAAACCCCAATTCTCTTTTAGACCAGAACAGCACATATCATTCTTTATTCCACAGAATGGCATATGCATATGAACTTCTTTTACCACACTTTCTTTTACCATACTTTCTTTTACCACACTTTCTTTTACCACACTTTCTTTTACCACACGAAACGACGACATATTCAACAACGATAATGCTTCTAAGTAATCAAAATCGTACTTTTCACTACATACTTTTATTGCATTCTTTACTACACCTTCTACTACCACTTCCAGACTTGACACCATCTCTTCTTTCAAATTAAAAATCGACATTATTCTTTCTTTTTCACTTTATTTTTTTAACAAAAGCTTTTCAATTTTTTTTTTACCAATTCACTATTTTTAAGGGAACCCAGGTTCCCCTTTAACCCCTCCTTTTATATTAAATTAGTTTTCATATAATTGTTAATTTTGGGGGTTTTTTTCTTAATATTACTAATTATTTGCGTTTTTACTTCATTTAATTTGTTTGTATATTGACTTGAATTTATATTATGATTTATACGTTCATTAATAGGTTGGTTATTAACAGCTTTATAAAAAATCGATTTTCTTTGGGATAAACATGCATTACAATAACATCCATTATCTAAGTAATGATCGTATTCTATTCTCTCATGAGCTTGATTTTCTAAACTTATGTTTAAATAAAATTTATATTCGTCTTTTGAAAAAGAGTTATATTCAAAACAAGATTTTTTAACCCATTTATTCATGTATTCTAATCTTTCTGTTGTATCACAAAAATGAATAAATACTTTATCTTTTTCAATTTCTTCCAAAAAATTCAACGGAATTTTATATTCCTCTTTAAATGACTTGTATAAAGAACCCAGCGTCATATTTTCTGTAATACAGTCTTTGATAATTACTATTTTTTCACCTAAAATATTAGTTAAAATATTTCCCCATTCATTTACATCATTCAATCTTAATTTGATATATGTGGAATTTTTAAAAGGTTGTAATAAATATTTTTTTTTAAAATCAAATGGGATTTTGTTTTCCTCAAACAATTTAAAATAATAATCTTCATTTGATAAATAAGGGAAAACATCATTTAATCTCTTAGTTATTCTATTTAAATTATAATCTATTAATTTCTCTTCGTGGTTATTGAAGTGTAAAGAATTTAGTTTATAAAAATATTCAGATATTCTTCTCTCAATAGGATTACGATATATATCAATAATATAAACAACTTTTCCTTTATTAGATACATACTCAATTAAATCAGATATTTTAATATCGCATATTCCGGTCAAAACTGAAAGCATTATCTCATCGTGAATATGTATAACACGTATAGATTTACCTAATGATATACGTAGCGAGGTAACTAATGTAGTGGAACCTACCTTTGGTGGAGTATAAACAAAAATTACTTTTTTTGTATCAGTTTTAAATAATTTATTATAAGCATTTTCCAATATATTTGTCATATATATATTGATAATAAATAAGTATTTAATATTTAAACATACTAAAAAAGGTTAAATATTAATTAGCTAGAAAATTTATTAGATAGAAGATTCATTTTTGGAAGGTCTTCCTTTACGCTTAATGAATTGTTTTGGAGCACTCCATCCATCATTTCCGTCTATAATTTCATTAGACGCTCTTCTTAAAATTGGTTTTGAAATAATATCTTTATCATCGATTTTTTTTGAAATATAATCATTTCTAGCAAGTTTTGTTTCATTTCTGGTTTCACACATTAGCATACCTCCTCTTATTCCACATACTAAACTCGCTTGATAATCATATTTTCCTCCTTGCACACATGTGATTTCCAATTCAACATATTCACCTTGTACTAAATATCTATATTGTTGATCGCCAACTTGAATCACCGAATGATGAACAAATATATCCGTATCTTTATATTCACCCTCTGTAACAGAGACAAAACCATAACCTACTTTATTATTAAACCACTTAACGCGTCCAATAACATGACTGTTTGTATCGCTCATTATACTCTATCAATGGAGGTGTCTTTAGATTGTTTTGGTTTGTTTATTATTTTGTGTTAAATAGTATATATGTGACAACACAAACCGCTCAATATCTTTTTCGTTATTTGTATTCATATCACACTCTTGTATATTTTCAAAATCAAATAATTGAATATTTTTATTTTCTATAAATTGGAAAAAGGGTATCATATTTATTTTATCAGTGATTTTTACATCCTGTATAGATACATTATGATCTATAAATAATTTCATTAAATAATTATAAATAATCATAGCAATAGATTGTAATTTTCTGCTATTTGTAGTTTTTGCATTTTTAAAAACATTTAAATATACATTATAAACTGTTTCAATAAATTGTGTTAAATCGTTAGAATCTAAATCACTCATTTATTACTAATAGTATTTTATACTATTTTTTTAAACCAATTCAATATTGACTATATGTGATAATAAATGATAATTGGGTGTTTCTTTGAATGTTAAACTGCGAATTTTTTTCCATAACATAGTTAATTTTTTACAATTAGAAATTTCATGAAAGTGTTCTTTCATATTTATGATTTCACTTTCTGTTTTACCATTCCAAGGTAATGCTCCATTTAAAATAAAATATAATAAATAACATACAGACTCTAGATCATCGCGTCTTGAATATGTTTTATGATTATGAATATTTAAACTGGCATAATCCATCGATCCTATAAAATGCTCATTTTCGTTCATATCAGTATGAATATTATCTTTTAAATAACTTTTACAAAACCCAAAATCAATAATAATTATTTTGTCTTCTCTCATTAAAAAATTATCAGGTTTTATATCTCGATGAACTAATCCTTTGTTATGAATACTTTCTAAAATTAAAAAAAGTTGTTTTATTATATTGAAATAGGAATCATGAGAGAAGTTATTTTTTAAACTAGGTAATGGATTATTTAAATATTCCATTACCATAAAATAATTAGTTTCATCCTTTCCAAACCATTTAATTTTGGGAACAAAATCATTCCCTTTTAAATATTCATAAAAAATAGTTTCGTTTTTTAATAAAAAAGCACCATTGTCACTAATAGGTTCAATTTTAATAGCAACGGCTTCTTTTGTACGAATATTTTCACCTTTAAATACTTTTCCAAAACACCCTTGTCCGATTTTTTCATAAAGTTTATATTTTCTATTTATTAGTTGCATTTATAAATAGAAAAAAGATATTTAAATCTTTATGCCTTTGTATATTTATAAATACAAAGGCATAAATATTCTAAAAACTGAAATTAATAATGAAATATTTATTATTAACAAAAGTGTACAATTATTCAAAAGGAATTATCCCTCTCATCATATCGTCTATATTTTTAATAAATCTTTGAAATAACGTCATTTGTGAAATTGGTAAAAAATCCTGCGATTCATTTTCGTTTTCATCTTCAATATCATTTTCAACCTCATTTTCATTTTCAAATTGAGGTTGAAGGTCTAACATGAACTCCTGAAATGATTCAAAAACAAAAATTATTTTAGCCATATACCCATCTAAAAAATTGGCGTATTCTTTTTCAGAATCCATTTTATAATACATTAAAATATTTTTAAATAACTATATTAATCATATTAACAATACTATTTTGTAGTATTTATATAAAATGCCAAAATATTACCAGAAATCATAATCAATTGTTGTAAAACTAAAAGCCAACTAGTTAAAGTTGTTTTGGGATATACATTTGTTATGCCTACTCCTGCTTGTATAGTTGTAGATAGTAACAATAAATCCATAGCACTTTCTTTTCTGTTAGATTTTAAATCTGAAACACCTCTAAATTCAAAGTCTTCAAGTAAAAAATAATAAATTATCCAAAAAATAAATATATTCAATAAATTAAATATTAACGCCCATAACATAGGATTTCTAATTATAAGTAATTTCTTACCTGTCTTCAAAAATATCTTCATATATAAAGATAAAATATTATATTAATAGTTACTTAAAAATAAACATTTTAATCTATTAAATGTGGATAACTCATAATCTTGGTGTCTTATTGATAGGAGCAACTTTTTTAAATTACTTAAACGCAGCATCTTACGAACCGATTCCTGTGTTAGATTTAACTAAATATACTGGTATGTGGTATGAAGTATACAAAGATTTAAGCGACGAAGTATTTCAATTAAATGGTTCATGTGTAACTGCAGAATATGCATTAGATGGTGATAAAGTAAAAGTTATAAATAGTGAAATCTATCCAAATGGTACAGAAGGAATTATAACTGGATATGCATTTTATCAAGATGATAATAGTGGAGGAGAGCTATCTGTGTTACTTGATGGGGTTAAAAACGTAGCCCCATATTGGGTAATTGATATTGGTCCAATTATAGATGATCAATATAGTTATTCAGTCGTATCGGATGATAAAAAGTTAACGCTTTTTGTTTTAGTAAGAAATATAGAGATATTTTTTGAAAAATATAATAAGGATGTATTAGATTTTCTAGAAGAATCTGGCTTTACTAAAAAAATTAATAAACCATTAGTGACAGATCAAACTAATTGTAATTATACATATAAAGATTGATTTGTGACAACAAACTTTAGTGTCATCTCTGGTATCTGTCTTAACTTACTTAATAGTTCAATATTTCCAATTAATTCGCATACCTTTTCCATTTCTGACGCTATATTATTAATCTTTATTAATGCTTTTGTAAATTCGCCCAAAAATATTCCTTTTTCCTGAAGAATTTCTTGTAATACGCATTTACATAGTAAAATATTATCGGATTGACACCATTTTATTACTGATTTAATCAAATCAAAATGGATTACATACTCTGTACCACTTTCAATTTCTATTTGTGTTTCCATATCTTGATAATATTGATATTTTTGTTGAATATTATCTAATAATTCCTTTACATTTTCACTACAATCCTTTGGAATTATTTCTCTCATATCTTCTTGTATGGATAAATTTGTAAAACAACTGAGAAATGAAATTAATTCAACGGTTGATAAATCTAAAAATTGTTTATTGTCAAAAATTCCCGCAAAAACTAGACACGGGATCTCTCTTATATTGGATGCAATCAATCCTTGAGTAGTAAGTTTATCATCCTGTATAAATTTTTCATTAGTTAAAACAGATACAATTTTATTTATACAGATTTTGATATAAAACTGTGACTGGTTAAATTTTTCTTCTAATAAAAGAAATGATTTTTCTTTTTCGGATATTTTTCCATAAATAGTCTTTTCCTTATCAATATTTTTATACTCGACTCTAATATCATTTAATCTCTTAATTGTATTTTTTTGTTTTTTATTTGTTGTAGTTTTTTGTAATTTTTCTAGTTCAATATATTCCTCTATTATTTCTGTAGGAGTATTGAAGACATCAACAGTTAATTTTAAATTATCAATTTCACGAGTTAAATCTGTAATTTCCTTATAAATATATTGTTGTTCTTTTTCTAAATCACTAGTAATCATACTTTTCTTAGCAAAATCAATTAAATTATCTTCCCCGGAATTCACTAAATTTAATAGTAAATTATATGATATTTTGAATTTAGATACGAGTGTTTGCGGTTTTCCCATCATCATTTGTTTATAAGAAAGTGTATCCATATCTCGAAATAAATTATGTAAATGAATAACGTGTCCGAAGTCATCTAATCCCAATCTACCAGCACGACCACTTGCTTGTACAAATTCATGTCCATGTAATTTTCTAAAAAACGTTCCATCATGTTTATTTATATCAGTAAATATTGTCGTTTTTACAGGTAAATTCAAACCAATTGCTACTGATTCCGTACAAAACAACATTTTAATATATCCTCGTTCAAACATCAACTCAACTATTTCTCTCAATATAGGCATCATTCCAGAATGATGTGTAGCAACCCCTTTTTCCATTAGTGTAATCAATTGACAATATTCTGGAAGATAGAAATATTCATTATAATTTGGTAATTTACGAATTATTTTTTCACATTCGTGTTTTATAATTGAAGGAATATTCGATCCTTCTTCCAATAAATTAACGGTTAATTCTTTTGCGCAGATATCTACCTGTTTCCTAGAGAAAACATAACAAATAGCAGGAAGCATCTCTTTTTCTAGCAATAATCTAGAAATTTGATTTAAAACATGATTTCTAGTTACACGGATTTTATTTTGTTGGAATAATCTATTATATTTTATAATTTGATTATTAATAGTATCATTAAAGACGCCATTTGAAGATTGAATTATATGTAATTTATTGGTAAAATTTTTTATTTCTGTTTGCATAGCTTTATCTTTTATTACTTTTGGAACACTACTATTTGCAGTTAAAAATGCATAATGTGTAAGAGGAACAGTTCGTTCTGTTTTTTTCGAAAGATACACCTCTTTTTTAAGGTCGGTGTTTTCTACTTTTTCATTCCCGCGATTCTCCATCCAATACGCAAATTTTTCTGGATCATCTAATGTTGCAGACAATCCTAACATTTGAATATGAAGAGGCAACATCATTATACAATTTTCCCATACATGTCCTCTATCTGCATCATTAATCATATGTATCTCATCAAAAATTACGCATGCAAGTTCTGATTCTATATCCATATCAAAAGAAACAGATGATTGAACCGCTTGAGTGTTTGACCTAAGTTGATATAATTTATTTAATAGAATTTCGGTGGTCATTATTAAAACATCTGCATCGGGGTTTGTTTTAATATCTCCAGTAATTAGACCAATTGTAATATGTGGATATTTTTGAGAAAAATCGTAAAATTTTTGATTTGACAGCGCTTTTATTGGAGAACAATAAATCACCTTTTTGCCCCTTTCATGAAAAAAATCAATTGCAAATTCAGCAGGTAATGATTTACCTGATCCGGTTGGAGCAGTAACCAATACATGCTGACCTTCTACCAGACCATGTATCGCCCATTTTTGAAAAATATAAAGAGGATATTTAAATTTTTCAAAATATTCTTTTTTTGTTTGATTCTCATTATCTGAATATGATGTATATGAACATATTTTTACCATTTGTTACTTTATTATCATACTATTTTTTTAAACTATTTACATAATAATTGTTATCAATTGTCTCGTCACTTTCAAAAATTATGTTTTTTCTTTAGCAATTATTTGCATTTTGCGCATTGTACACGCCATAGAACCCCCGCTATGATTATTATTATAGTTTTCCGATATTTTACTCATTATCCTGAATATAGTAGGATTAGAGTCGAACATGAATCCACTATTTTCAGGAGGTTCATAATGTTTTATAAATTCCCACATTTCCATTTGTGTTATTGTGTTATATGCCGATAAGTACATATTACGTTCAATTTCTGAACAATTTTGAAATAATTCTGCCATATTTATTATATACAAAAGTAAATATATATTTATATCTATTTACAATTAGATAATATATCACATATGTGTATAAGAACGGTTTAAAATTTCTTCAATATTAAATTGTTCTTTTGTCTTTGTTATATTTATATTACGCTTGGTGATATTTTTTAGATAGCAAAGGTGGTTGCGTCTTAAAAAAGCGTCAGTCATATTAGCTACAGTACATATGCAAATTATATGAATAAGATTTAAAATCATCATTACATATAATATTAATATTATCTTTATTAGTTTTTAGATTATTATGTAAAAATCAATAAAAATTGAAATACTTTTTACACCTGTAAATCAATATAACTATAAATATAATAATGAAGTTTCAATCACTCAAATACAGATTGATAAACAGAAATACTTGTTATACATTAACATTCAATCAACTAGAAAACTCTATAGAACATGAAATTATTGATTTGTTACAAAATATTGGTCTTATATGTTATGGATTTTCTGTAACATATAAAGAATATTGGGGTAAAAAGCAATTTAAAAAAGAGACATTAATGTTTCAATGTAAACAGGTCGAATCTTTTTATGAAAATAGTATTTCATTAAGAATAACAGGTGATAATAATATTTTATTACATAATTTAATAAGTGATATAAAATTTTTATATATAAATAAAAAGTGTCTGTTCAAAGGTGTAAAATATATAGACAACGAAATAATTATTTAATTATATTCACTAAATTTTATGTAATCTTATTTTTTTTCGAAAGTTTTCCTCATCAACAAATAAAAAGAGTTTAAATATATGTGAAGTAAAATTTGTAATATTATCCCGTGTAGTTATTCGAGCTGATAATTTTAGATCGGGTAAAAATACATTAAACTGATATAATCCATCATTTCGTTGTATTTTATCAAACATATATCCTGAATACTCTTTTTTCATTATTTCAGGCGAATTTTGACATAAATCTAATAAATTACAATCACACTGTATTTTGCGAATACATCTCATGGTAACATTTATATATTCTAGATCATTTACCCATTTTTTATAAAATCGATCTGCATTTTCGGATAATGCAACGATTCCTTTTAATTCTTGAAATTTAATGATATTCAATAAATCCACCAATCGTCGAATTGGACTTGTTATATGAATATATGCATCAATATTTAAAAGATTATGCCTATATTCTTCGCAGTTTTTAACAGTAGATACATCTATGTATTGTCCAGATGAAGACTTCCATATTTTAATAAATTTCGAGATTTCCTCAGGAACTGTATCTGGAATTTGAACAGGATTTTTAAGTATAGTAGATCTAAAAATTCCCGCATTATATGATATCAATTCTTTTGCAGTAAAACAATTCATCAATACCATCAAATAACATACAACATCATGACTATTTTTAATGTTATTAATAAATTTATGTTCTTTATTCAATATGTTAGTCAACTCCATTATATCTTTATACGTTTTATCAAGAAGTAATTTAGGATCCTCGTAGTGATAATTTTTAGACAATCGAATAAGCGCATTACCATAAGATATATTTGTAACCTTATTGTCTGTTATAATTAAATCCATATAAAAAGCAATTCTAGTGACTTTTTCTTGGAGACTACATAAACAATCTGAAAGAATAGTAGGTAGCATCGGACGTTTTTTATCGGGTAAATAAATGGTAGAAATTCTTTTCGAAAAGGTATCCCATAAATTCAAAACATCCATCCAAATAGTGACATTCGAAATATAAATAGTGAGTTTTTTAGTATTCGTGTCAATTTGCTGAATACTTACAGCATCGTCAAAATCCAAACTTTTTTCAGGATCAATCGCAATAATATGATAATTATATCTTTCTTCAATTGAAGGAAACTTTATTTTTACACTTTCAATAAATACATCATGACTCTTTTGTTGTAGAGCTTTACTGGTTGCCTTTTGAAATTTTTGTATAGATGCGTTCAAGCTTTTACAGTATAATTGATATTCGTAAAAATTATCTAAAATATCTACACCACCAATTACCTTACTTAAAGTACCGTGTGGATGCTTTTCGTTCCAATCTTGAAACTGAAACGTAACATATAAATTTAAAAACACTTTAGAAAATCCAACATTTTTGATTTCATAAGGAACCAAAAAAGGCGGTAATCTTATATCATCTGGAACACACTTATACAAAAGTTTATTTTTCCTTCTACCATATGTCTTATTGCCTTTTAAAATTAAAACACCGGGAATATCTCCAGATATTCTTACTGATGAATGTATAATATTTACGGTGTCATTATTAAATTCAAATACATCGTTTGAAAATAATTTATGTTTAACAGGGTCTGTAATTTGTAATTCTCTTTTTTGTTGATACACGTTATCTAATATTTCCCAATTACTACATTTTCTGTCGTGTACTAATATTTTAAATTGTTCCATTATTAAAATATATAACCATTTCTTTATTTTATTTCATTATATATATATGGAAAATAGTCATACCACATTAAATAAAATTATATCAAATAAACATATTCTTAATAATAATAATAGAAAAACTTTAGTTGCATTTTTTAAAAATGCTCCTCCCGTTGAAAATGATGAATTGATGGTGTTTTATACACATGGTATGTATAAGGATTATACAGATGAAAATAATATACTTGATATGGAAATTCCGCTTACAGATGAATATTTAGATGGTTTACTAGAGCAACATTTGAATGAATATGGCGGACAGCATGAAGGATGGGACGAATCAATCTTTTTATTCAAACAATTAAAAAAAATACGTGATGATTATGAAGATGGAATAAATAAAAAAAAAAACGCACAACAAAAGTTTACTGAAGTTATGAATGACTTTGAAGATGAATTAGCTATCATGCCTGTAGGAGAAAAGGACCTTCCGGATTATTATCCAGCAGAAGTAGGATCAAAGTTTAGAAAAGTACGCGACGAATGGGAAGCCAGAAATGGAATAACTGTAAAGAAAGGAGGTAGAAAAAATCGTATAGGTTATACAAGAGTTAAAAAGAGACGATCAGGAAGAAAAACCAAAGGAAGAAAAACCAAAGGAAGAAAAACCAAAGGAAGAAAAACCAAAGGAAGAAAAACCAAAGGAAAAAAACCCAAAAGAAGAAAATCAAGAAAAGGAGGTCAACAATTGAATGAAAAAGAAAATGAAATAAAACAAAACTATCTAAACAAGCGGCTTGAACTGATGGAAGAAGGAAAACCTTGGAAACTTAATCCTGAAAATAAAAACTTAAATAAAAATATGTCTTTAACTTCACAATCGTTGAATGAAATGGACATTTATAATACATATAAAAGAGATCAAACAAATTATGACAAGGCAGAACAACAAGGGTTTACTTTTGGTGGAAAAAAAGTGTAAAAGAATTACACGTTTATAAAAATATAATTAAAAAGATATAACTAAAATAAAAAATTGAGTAAAATGTTATCTAATTTGGTTAGATAACATAATTATTTTAATATGCCAGTAAATAACACAGCTACTATCTTACCTCCATATGATATTTCTATGGAAATAGGATCGCGTATTCGCAGAACATTATCTAGAAGAAAATGTTCTTATTGTAGAGAAGAAGGTCATCGAATAAACAATTGTAATCATAATGACTTACTATTATTTGAAGATCTTTGTAATATAAAAAAAAATCAAATAGATATATTTGATAATAAGGTGTATCGTTTCACATCTTGGTTAGTCTCATATATTATATTACACACTTATATAATTTCTATAGTTAAAGCATATGCAATTAGTAAATGTAATTCACGATTAAATCTTCATATTAATAGATATATTGAAGTAATTTGTAATAAAATATATAATATAGAAGATGATATTACAAATAGCGATTATGTTCAATTATCTAACACCCCTATTATAGATGGTTATATTCCTTCATTACTTAGTTATATTTCAAATAATATTATAAAACACGATATAAATGCTACTATTGTAAAATATAATGGACCTGATAAAGAAAAAAATTGTGGTATATGTTGGTGTGATAAAAACGACCAAGATTTTATAAAATTTAATTGTAGTCACGAAACATGTAACACTTGTTTAAACAAAATAGTTGGAGAAAACAATTCAACATCATGTCCATTTTGCAGAACTAAAATAACTAAAATTCAATTAAACGAAGGCACTAAGATAACATTTGCTATCAAAACCGATTAAGTGGTTTATCATTCGAAATATTTAAGTTAACCTTTATTTAATAAAATTTATTGTGCGAACGATTGTCAAGAGCCGCCTTTTTGAGTTTTTCTCTTTTTCCCCTTTTTCCCCTTACTAGTTTTACGTTTTTTTATAGATTTATTTTTCTTATTACTTTTACGTCGAATAGATTTCGATTTTTTTGCTGAATTCGATAAAAGATTTCCAAATAAATGAAACATTTTATAATTAGTTTAGATTATTTCTTAAGGAGAATATTTAATTGAAAATGTAAGATTTTGAACGAATTCTTCATATTCTTTATTTTTATATTTATCAATCGTATTACAATGATCATCAATATTAATTTGTTTTGTATAACTTATTTCGTATGGCAATTCTAAAACCATTTTATTAGAAGATAAATTATATATTTTTATCATCATTTCTAAAAATAATTTACAATTATCAGGATTTTTAATATAATCTAAATTAACTAAAATAACATTCGAATTTTTATCTACATAATCTAATATACATTTTAATTTAAAATATCTTATTTCAAATATTGTCTTATCTTTATCATGATAATTTAATGGTAATCCTGTATTACCATCTTTACTCCATCCATCATTTAAAATTTGTTTTTGAGTTATAAAACTATTAAACTTGTTATAAGGGGTTAAATGATACGGTTTATAGAACATAGATATTAGCCAGTCTTCTAAATTTCGTACTATAAAAATATCTATTTGCGACGCAGTTCGTTTTTCAAAGTCAATCCCATGTTTCCAATAATAACATCTATTATCATGATAATACTCTTGAAAACAACCAAATCCAAAGTTAGCTTCAAATAATTCAGTTAAAAATTTAGTTCCTGAATTTCTCTCCCCGTGAATTTTAAAAACCATAATCAAATATACACAAGTTAACTCTAAATAGGTAATTTAGATATACTTGTCATATTATCAGAGTCTTGGGGTTTAGTAGTATCATCTTGATCTACTTCTTTTTCAGTATTATTCTCATGATCGTTATCAATTGGGTTGCTCTCTTCTTCCTTCTTACTTAAGAATTGATTCACCGCTTTTTTTACTACATTTCTTTTTACATTTTGTATTTGCAAAGCATGAAGTGATAAATATGGTAAAATGGCTAAATTATTCATATATGTTCTATAATAAAAACACGATATACATGTATCTTTAGTAAACTCTATACTGTACCACCAGTAAGCTGGTAAATAAAACATCTTACCTGATGTTAAATTGAACTCTAAACATTTTATTTTATCAAAATCAGCCGAATATTTTGGTTGAACTTTCCACGGATTAATAGGAGATGAAAATTCAAAATTCTCATAATCATATTTAGGATATAAGTATTTGGTACTTTGGGGAGGAGTTATTTTAATTTTAGCGGTACCACATGTTAATAACATATAATTTCTATAATTAACCATATATCTAAAAGGGGTACGTGTATTATTAGACCCCATAAGTAAATCATAATTACAATTTGAAACCATATATGGACGTAAAAAATCATCATTATATTTAAACGACTTAACAATACCAGTTTCTTCTAAAAAATCAGAATTGTTTTCCGTAAAATAACTAGCGTCTTTATCTTCGTTAAATAGCTTCAAGGATGCATGGAACGGTAAAGGTAGATACAACTCGTTTTCACGATCACAGTCTGTATCTTTTGAATTTCTAATTTTTATTTCAAAAGCATGGTAATTTTCTTCAATAAAAGTGCGATTTGACATTTCTACGATTTTATCGTTATGGTAATCAAATAAAAGCGGTTGTCTCATATCACATACTTCTTCCAATTTTGATTTTGAAACATCATCAATTTCATATATTTCTAAATCATTACCTGTTTTTAACTGAAATTGTATATGTAGATATATAAATAATACTAAACAAAAAATAAATATAGTTATAATAAATTCCATATTTATTATAAATAATAATTTTTTAAAAGGGCAACGTACTAATCTATTTTTTATATGAAGTGTATTTATCTAATAATTTATTTTAAATTGGTAAAGTCATTTTTTTTTTTCGATTTTTTTTCTTATCTTTGTTACTAGTCACTTCTTCAAATCCACTCTCTTCAACATTTTCAGCATCTTCAGTTTCAACATTTTCAACATTTTCAACATTTTCAACATTTTCAACATTTTCAACATTTTCAGCATTTTCAACATTTTCAACATTTTCAACATTTTCAGCATTTTCAGCATTTTGTGTTTCTGTATCAACTGTTTCTTCCTTTTTTCCGGTTTCCTTTGCATAAACGGATACTTCTTTATTTTTAGAATCTGTAGAATCTACAACTTTAGATTTTGATTCATCAGAGTTTTTAGGGGATATATCGTTATCCTCTATAAAAATCTTAGATTCTATATCACACATAGCAGTTTCATAATCGATAAATTTATTTTGTGTATCAGTTTTAAATTCTTCAAATTGTTTTTGAATACTATTAATATTTTGGGTTAAAGATGCTAATTCTGCTTTAAAATCATTTAAATTAACTAACTTTTCTTTTTTTTCCATTTCATCTAAACGTCTAGTAAGCGTTGTCAAAAGTGTATTATCTATACTAGGAGTTTCCCCTTTTGAAATTATAGGATTATGTTGCTGTTCTATTAAATGTTGTTCAACTTTACCTAAACGTAATGTTATTAACCCAATTGCATCAGAAATTGTTAATTTAGAAAAAGGTAAACCGTTTGATTTTTGTTCAATATTTTGTTGTTGCATATGTTGATGGGGTTGCATTAGCGGTTGAGAAATTGTATTCATCGACCTTCCTGCTTGTAATTTAGGAGGAACATCTCCTCCAGCACGTCGATTCCTTGCGGCTGCTATTGAACGTGAACTACTCATTATATTATAATTTAAAATTATAACTTTTAAATACTTACGCGCGAATATTTACTTTTTAGATAATTTAATTTCTTCTTATAAAACATATGGATAGTTCTGACGAATCAAAAAAAAATTTTATTAAATATATATTTAATTTTAATGATAATATAAAAGCAGAATTACTTAACACTATACAATATGGTATATTATCACTAATACCACTTATATCTTTGAATAAACTTATAGCTAAATATATACCTGATGCTGACGATAATAAAGGAACTATAGAAATTGTAGCAGAGATTATTATCCAAGTATTAGTTATGCTTTTAGGATTTTTTTACATAGATCGTATTATTCATTTTTTTCCTACATATAGTGGCGAAGAATATCCTAAAAATCATGTTATTTATATGACTTTAGCATTTTTAATGATTACATTTAGTATTCATTCTAGATTAGGCGAAAAAATGAATATTTTAATTGATAGAATACTTGAGTTATGGGAAGGTCCTTCAAGTCAAAATAAAACCAATGATAAATCAAAGGTGAAAGTATCTCAGCCTATTTCAGGTAAATTACCACCTACTATGCCTCCAGCTCATACTAGAAACGTAGCATTAAGTAATTCATTTTCCGATGGCACTTCAATCCATTCATTACCTACTAGTGATATGACACAAGCAAATAATCAAAATACAACGGCGCCTCAACAGTTACCGGATTATAATAAATTTCATGAAAAAGACGATACTCCTCTTGTAAATGCTTCATCACCTGCAGAAGGTTTTGATGGTCCAGTAGCCGCTAATTCTGTAATGGGAGGAGGTTTTGGTAGTGCATGGTAATTTTATATAAATAATAACAATAATAGATATAATAATAATTTATTAATAGGATATATGGATATTAATAAATTATTAAAAGCATTAGATGATGACACAAATGAAGAATTGATGAATTTTAATAACGAAAAAATAAAACAACTTAATCGACAAATTATATCAGAATTAAATTTGCAAGAAGTAGAAGAAGAAGTATTATTAAACAAATTAAAAGGCTATAAATATATTGATGAAATAAATGAGTTACGATATGGTACATACTTAAGATGGATCAATATTACTAATCCAAATAAAATATTTCTAACTAATGGATCCATGTTTTGCAATGTAAAAATTACAGATGAAGGAGTTTTCTTAATATGTAAAAATTATGGACCTCGTTCACGACATTTTCGTTTAAGTATGGACAGTAGTTTGATATTTCAAAAATTAACTGATCAAGAAAACGTTCTTCTATCGGCATTAGATCATTTATCTAAAACCTAGTGTCTATTTCTTTGAGTATATTTTTTTAATACTCCTTTTTTACGTTTTTTACATGTAAATTTCCCTACTGTGACATGTTTACTATGTAGAACGGTTCTTTTACAAATTCCTATAGATTTTGCTTCATTAACTGGATCTACTTTTTTAATACACCGACATAATTTGTTCATTATTATCTGCTTAGCTTTAGTTTTAATATTTTTTAATGATTTCGGTATTGATACATTATAATAATTTAATATTTTGATATAGTCTGATTTTGTTAAATTAGACATAATATATTCTGATATATATTTATGTAGAAAATAAAATATGATCAGTTATATAACTGGTAACATGAAAATAATAGTTTTAGATTTTGATGAAACATTAGGATATTTTGTTCAATTAAGTATATTTTGGGAAAGTCTTAAATTTTATTTAGATTTCATAAATAAACAAGATAATATTCTAAATCAAAAGTATTTCAATAACTTATTAGATTTATTTACAAATTTCTTAAGACCAGATATTGTTAAAATATTAACGTTTATTAAAAAAAAAAAGATAGAACATATGTGTAATCGTGTAATGATATATACAAATAATTCAGGTGCTTATAATTGGGTTAATATGTTTATATCTTATTTTGAAGATAAATTAAACTATAAATTATTTGATCGTGTAATTGCCGCATTCAAAGTAAAAGGAGAAGTTATTGAAATATGTAGAACTTCTAATGATAAAAAAATAAACGATTTAATTAGATGTACAAAATTGCCAGAAAATACCAAAATTTGTTATATTGACGACGTTTATTATCCTAAAATGGTAAATGAAAATGTTTATTATATTAATGTTAAACCTTATTACTATGACTATAAATTTGATTTCATGTTTGACGAATTATCAAAATCAAACAAACTAAATCATATATGCGATATCAATTTTAAATCCAATATGTTAAAAATAATTAAAAAATTTAAATATACGCCACGATTGAAAAAGTCTATTGATTTAGAAATTGATATCATTATTAGTAAAGAAATGTTAACTCATCTGAATAAATTTTTTCACGAAAGTCAAAATAAAACGCGTAAATTACGAAGTTCGTATAATAGTAAAACAAAAAAAAACAATAATATTATTAATTCTATTAACAATTAGAATAAACTGTTATTACAAGCGGTAAGTCCATATGTTTGATAAAGAAGTAGAATATGTAAAACAAAATGATTTAATTCATAAAAAGGTTTTATATGTAATAGTAAAATAATACCAAATAAAGAAATTAAATTATGATTACTAGCAACTAAACTATTAGAGTGTATTATTGTAATTAAAATTTCTATAAAAATAGGAGCTCTTACCGCATAGTCAATTAATCTATCTTTTGCAGCATATACTATTGCTGTTTTGTATAAAATATTGTCCAAAATATCATGATAAAAATGAAATAAACTACATAAATGAATATATAATAACCACCCAGCTATAAAATTTATGTTTTTAATTTCTATACCAGCAGATAAGTTTACTATAGTAGATAAAAAACTTCGGATATGTATACTTAAAATATCAAAAATATAATATTTATAAATATTTGGAGATAATAAGTTAATTTCTATCTCGTTTTTTTCATGATTCTTAATTTTATTATCCGGTTTTTCGTCGTTCTTAATTTGGTTAAAAAGTGCCCTATGATAATTAAAACTGTTAATGGATAAAATAGATTGACCGAATAAATCAATCATAATTAACGCTTTTCTTTCACTCTTATTATTATCTATATATGTATATAATGAAATTACAGGTGATAAAAAATAAGTAAATTGTAATAAAAATTCGGATAATCTATACGTAAAATATATCTTAAATTTTTTACGCATGGGATTCATAATTGATTTTACTATGATGAATCCCCAATATAAATTTAATAATAAAAAAGAATACAACCCTGTATGGTACCAAATTAATTCATATGTACTATTATTATTATTCATATAATGTAAAAAACGTTCATCTAAAAACAAATGTTTTATCAATAGATAAATTCTAAGATATAAAAATGTTGATACAAAGCAAATATTATTTATTTTATATAAAAAACTGCTTTTATCCAAATACTCTCGTATTACTAAAAAAATGGTAGATGTTTCAAGACTTAGTATGGTAATCGTCTGTCTATTAACAATCTCAAGTGGCAATTGTTTTAAATACATATGTGTAGACATAGATAAACATAACAAATGATGTAATATAATATCAGGTTTTCTAGTTAAAAATAGATCCGTTAAACAGTGTATAAAAACCAACGGAAATAATTTATAAATAATAAAATCTATTGGATAAAAATAATGACAAACAATTGAACTTGTTATTATAATTGACACCCCTAAACACAAGAGGTTTTGAATATCTTTTACACAATATTTGTTATTATAATTTATAAAAGGTATCATTATATTACTATTTTGTTTTTTTTTTAAATAGTAATATTATATTATAAATGATTTTATTCGCTAGCTGCATATCATCATTAATAGAAGTCATCATTACACATCCAATTGATTATATCAAAACACAAAAACAAAAAAATAAAAATTTTATAGTAAACCCTCGAAATATAAAAGTCTTTTATACAGGAACGATACCTAGATTAATAGGTAGTATTCCGATGCGATATGTATTTTGGAATACGCAAACAAATATTAAGAATTATTTAAATAATAATAATATAAAGCATCCGATTAATTTTTTATATATAGGTGGAGGAACCGCTTTTTGTCAAACATTAATAGACTCTCCAATTGAAATTATGAAAATAAAATTAATTTCAAAAAAAGAACTCGTGGTAAAAGATATCTTAAATTATAAAGGATTTATGCCTAATTTGTATCGAAACAGTATAATTGCTTCAACTTTTTGTTATTTTTGTTACCAAAACGAAAAAACCCGTCAAACTAAATTTTTAGCAGGATTACTCGGAGGGGTAATCGGTAGTATAATATCACAACCTTTTGATTATATAAAAACTGTCAAACAATCACCATATATAATATACTACAAAGAGACAAATATTAGTAAAATGAATACTTTACAAATAATACAATTTTTTATTCAAAATAATTATAAACAATTATTTAGAGGTGGATATTATCGCACATTGATAAGCGGATGTTCCATGTCTATAGGCTTTGTAACTATAAACTTTATAAACGACCTATTTAAGATTCATGTTACCAAGTAATGAGTTTAAAATATATGAACGACTAGTATATGATTTAATATAAGATACAATATAAGTTTCCAAAATAGAAGTTGTTAGTAATAAAAATCCAGCACTAAAAGCTATTTTTCTATCAAGTGAAGAAAAACTACTTTTACGATAAGGATTAAACCTCCAAATTAAAAATAACGCAATATATACCTGTACAAACTTATCTAAATAACCTACATATGTTATGTTTTTAAAAAACGATATACCTAAAAAAGATATAATTATTAAAAAATAAGAAATATAAATATAAAAATCAAACACCTTTTCTTGTAATTTTAATGATAAACCTTTCATATAATAAAGAAATAAAATATTTATATTTCTGTTATAGGCTCTATTATAGATAATATATCTTCTTCCGTCCACCTTTTCATTTCAGGTTCATTCTTTTTATAAATATCTAATAATCTAGCACTTGGGTCATCTGTTTGAGAAAATTTCGGCATCCATAAGTATGGTATAACTTTATTACAATTATAAAAAAACTCATTAAACAAAAACTTATAATAGCGTTTTTCAATATCTACTCCTGATATATCTGTATAATTCATTTCTTTTTGTATGGATTCTTGTATTATAGTAAAAAATGATCTTTTTTTTGAACTTACTCCATCACTAAAGGCCTCCTTTTTTCTATAAATAATTTCCTTTGGTAATAATTTTTCACCTTTACTATTAAACATAGAATTAACCGTATCTCTTAATAACTGTTTTTCCATACCACCTTTATTATTATGATTTCTTAACTTTAAAGGCAACGATAAATAATAATCTACAAGACGACTATCTAAAAATGGCGTTCTAGCTTCTAATCCATTAGAGGAAATACATCTATCCGATCGAAGTCCGTCAAAATAATGAATATTTGATAAAAGATGTTTAATTTCTTTATCAAATTCTATATCATTTTTATAATTATTGAAATATAAATATCCACCAAATAATTCATCTGCTCCATCTCCATTCAAAATTACTTTGCAATCACTGTTTTCTCTAATAAATTTACCAATCAGGTAATTTCCTATACTAGCGCGTATTGTAGTAGTATCATAACTTTCGATAGCATAAATTACATCTTTTATCGTAGATAATAAATTCGATTCGTCAATTATACATTCCATATGATCTGTATCTAAATAGTAAGCAACCTCTCTAGCGTAAGAGAGATCTTCTGAATCTTTTAAACCAATACTAAACGTTTTGAGTTTTTTACCTTGTGATATTAAATAATTATTTGTAATAGCAGTCACCGTGCTACTATCTAAACCGCCCGATAATAAACATGCAATAGGTCTTTCAGAATTATCACATCGTTTGACAATTGCTGTTTCAAGATATGTAGATAATAAAATTGGGGATGTTATATCGTCGCATTTTAAACTACAAAGCGGATATCGATAAAAACTTTTTTGATTTACCGCAATTTTCCATATTGAGTTAACTTCCATTCCTAATTTTAATGTTGTATAACAACCAGGCGAAAATTGTCTTATAGTATTTTTACTTATCGCGCCATTTAAATCTGATAACATTTTTACTTCTGATGCAAACGATATCATTTGTTTAGAATTTAACGAAGGAATTGTAAATAATGGTCTAACTCCAAAAGGGTCGCGTGCAATATGTATAAAATTATCTATGTTTTTATTTGTTAATCGAGTGTCTAGGAGTACAAAAGCAAATTCTCCGTCTAATAACTGTAAGGTATATTCAATACCAAATTTTTTATATAAATGGATAATTATTTCACAATCAGACCCTGTACGAGGAGATATATCGATTAAGGAATATAATTCTTTATAATTAAAAATTTCACCGTTACAATATAAAAATATGTTATCTATCTCAATTGGTTGATTAGATAAGTCTGATAACCCATTAATGGCTAATCTATGAAATCCGCAGAAACTATTTAGAAAATATTTAGTATTAGAATTATCTGGTCCACGGGATTTTCCTTTTAAAAAAGATTCATGAATTGTAGAAACCGATAACTTTGAATAATTTATATTCACTAATGTGAATATACCGCACATATTTATAAAAATATAAATTATATCTTTAAATTTGTTAACAATAATTTAAATAAAGTATAAATATATATTATGACATCCGAATGTACCACATCATTTCAAGAACGTATGAACAGAGAAATATATAGTAGAAATCTACCATCTCAGCCATTACAACCTTATTTAGATGTTAGACCAGTAATGACTAAATACTCCTATCTTCCTATAGTAGATCCTCGGCGCGAAATAAAACAACAATTCAAAGACTTACCTACTTATAATACTAATACTACATTCAATCCTGGTAATCGTCAAGCCCCGTGGTCAGGATTTGCCTCAAATATTAATTTAGAATCCGAATTAAGAAACCAGATATATGCGCTTCAAAAATGTAATCAGGCCGAGTATGTACCAAAAAGTAATAGCGATCTATACGATTTCAATTTACAGGTTACAAAACACACGAATCTAGGCGATCGTAATTTACTCTTTAAACAAGAAGCGTTCCCTCAATTTAATCCCAACCCAGATACAAATATTTTAGGAGTAAATTTATTTAACAATAATACAAGGGTACAAGTAAAAGATATTAATAGTTGTAATTAAATTAGAATTTTGTTTTATATATTTAAGATATGTCGCAGCAATTTATAAATGAAATAACATTAGATTACTTATTAAATAAAGAACGATTTGATAAATATATAAAACATAGTAATAATAAAAAAAAATACGACAAAGATAAAAAATTCTATCGTAAAAGAATCATCAGTCTCACCAAAGAGTTGATTTCAGACGCATCATGTAATATTTATCCAGAAGTTAAATATACATTTGAAAGTTATATAAACAGTTGTATTCATTTTTTCAAAAGTTTAGATAATAATGATATTATTCAAAAAGATCTATCTACAATATCAGATTACAATAATAATCCATCATTAGACGTTAGTAATAACTATACTCATGCGAATGACGAATTTATAAAAACATTAAAAGTAGAAAACTTACTAGATAAATTTGTAATTAAAACCAGCCTTGGTGAAAAGGATATTATTTTGCCACAAAAAAAAAATATTAATCTTAAAGATCCAAATTTAAAAACCAAAGGAGTTAAAAAAATTTCAAAAAAGAAAAATATCACTAATAATTATGAGAGTACCAATCAAATCCAAAAGAAAAAAAATGAAAAAAACAAAACAAATGAAAAGAATGATCAAGACGAAAAAGACCAAAAAAAAGAGGGTATCTATGAAATATAAAATGAAAGGAGGTAAAGAAATGATAAATGTAAACTGTAGTCCAAAAGGTGAAGACGAAATAAATGATTTTTCGTGTTATACAGATGACGCTATAATAAATTTAAGAGACATGTGGAACGCAAGACATCCTGATAATAAAATCAATACAAATAATACTAAAAAAATTCACGAAGAGTTAAGTAATCATCTCTCAAATGTTTGTAATAAAGAGTCTTGTTGGCTAAAACAAAAACATCATTTTGGAGATATATCAAAAGATTTAAAAGAATCTTTTGCTCCAACAACACCTATAGAATGGAAAAAAAACCCCAACGAATGGTTATCTAGTACAGATATTATCAAAGTAATGAAACAATATGAAAAGGCATATAAATGTTTTGACTTTATTGGTCCTTCACCAATTGATTTCAATAAACAAAAATTATATGGTGAATGTGTATGGGAAGAACTATGTAATTTTAATTTAAAACGCGAAATAGATAAGGGGCGATTTAAATTTGGTATAATATTTAATACCGATCCACATGATAAACCTGGTCAACATTGGATATCGATGTTTATTAATATAAAGAAAAAGATGATATTTTTCTTTGATAGTACAGGAGATCCTGCACCAAAAGAAATAAATAATTTTGTCAAAAAAATAAAACAACAAGGACAATCTCTTAGACCTAAAATAATTTTTAATTATGATACAAGTGAAGGATATGAACACCAAAACGGTAATACTGAATGCGGCGTGTACTCGCTATTTTTTATTGTTCAAATGCTACAAGATAAGATGTCTGCAAAATATTTAAAATCTCGAAGGATCGACGATGAATATATGTCAAAATTTCGTAAAATATATTTTAACGAATCATTATAATATAAAAAGTATTTTTAATATTATAATAATAATGGAACAATTTAAAACAAACGAAAATAAAGCATTATTATGGGATTTAATATCAGAAAATATTACTCTTGATAATAATGGTAAACACTATATTTATAATTTATTTAATCAAAATTATAATCCTTTTTACCAAAATCAATTTAATACATGTAGTAGTCTAATTGAGTTAAATAAAAAATATATTATGTTTATTAGAACTAATATTAATGAATATGACCATAAATCTAAATTAGTTACACACGAAGATATTCAAAAAAATAAAGTAAATCAATTTGATATAGAATATCAAAATCAAAAAAATGATTTTGATTCTAGTATTAATATTAAAACTCCACCTGTACCAGATTTTAAAATCAAAATGGAAGACGAGCCTTTGAAAGAGACCGATAAACTTATTCAGGAAATGATAAAATCTAGAAATTATGAAATCGATAAAGTTTATCAAAAAAATGATATAGTAACAAAAAATACTAATAAATTGGATACTCCTAGTTTGGATACTCCTAGTTTAGATACTCCTAGTTTAGATACTCGCAATTTAAAAAATTCTAATAATATAACATACATTAAAATTAATGAAGAACTTGATAATAATATTTATGAAAAAGAAGTTGAAATACTAGATAATGATAATAGTAAACATATTTCATGGGCAGATCAAACAATTCAGCCGTCTATATCCATTTTTGATAAACTAAAACGAAAACCGTCGCTCAACTCAAATATCGACGAAGAAATCATATTTTTACATAAGAAAATTGACAAACTTGATGAAAAAATAGAGAGAATTATATCTCTTCTAGAAAAATAGATATATCAAATAATATTACACCTTTTACATAAATCGCTGAACTATGTTATCAACTGTTTGAATACTTGTTGACCTTTTTCATTTATTTCTAATGTTCCTACTTGTAGAGGAACATTTGAAGGATTTTTTACTGCTGCCTCATAACTTGCTTTATCATATATATTTAACAATTTGGAATTTATACGTTTATAAACATAGACAACACCATTTATTTCAACTGGTTTTCCAACCCATTCTATTTTTTGTTTATTTGCGCGAACGGTGGTATCTCCCTGTTGTTCAGCATAATCAGGAACATAAGCATATTTATCATTTGAAGGCGAACCAAAATTAACACATTTATTACCCGAATATAAATAACAATCGAAAGATGTTTCTTTAATCGCGTCTGTTAACTGAAGATTCAAGTTTGCTTTTATTTCTGATAATTCAAATAAATTCTGATCAGTAGTTAGCGGAACAGGTGGTAATTTTCTACTTAAATCCTTTCTTTTTAATTCAATTGCTTCATCAGATTTTAGTTGTTCGGCTGTAAATTCCATTAAATAAACAAATACTTCCACCGTTTGTAAATGTTGTGGTAAATCTTTATGACTACAAATACGTCTTGCACGACCAATAACTTGTTCTGAGCGTACAGGATGCCAATATGGTTCCATAATATGTACATAACGCGTGTTCTTTAAATTAATACCTTCAGATCCTGACGAAGTAATCATAAAAACTTTGATAACTTCACCCATATTATTATTATTTGCAATTTTCATCAAAGATTCGGAAAGTGAACTAGGTATTTGGTCCCATTCACCATTATAGATATGACGAATTATCTCTTTTTCTTCGACGGTTTCAGTTCCTGTATAAAGAGCAAATGTTGGTTTTCCTACATCATTTTCCTCTATATCAATCGACCAAACGCCATAATCATTTTTTTTTATTTTAAACCGTGCAAAACCATTTTTTTCCAAAACAAGCGTAAAAATACCTATACCTTCTAAAGTTCTAAATTGACTATAAACTAAATGTAATCCCTCATATTCTTGATCTTTGATATTATCTAATATATGTAAAAACTTGGGACTATATGTTTGAAGTCCTTCTGGTGTTAAATATTCATTTGAATTATCACGTAAAAACCGAATCGCATCTTCTATACGTTCTTTATAAGTACTACCACCTATTTCATCTAAAATTTCATCTCCCTCTACTTCTCCTTCATTTATATTTTCCATATCTTTTTTTGTTTCAGCACGTCTTGCTTCTGATAATAAATTTACGACACCGCTTTCTTCTTTTTTATTATTGGTTGTTTTATCCACGTCTAATTTTGCTATTTCATCTTCTATAACTTTTTTATCTAAATCATCAATCGAAAACATATTAGAAATATCTTCTTTATCATCTGTCTTTTTTGTTTTTTTACTTACACCTTTCTTTTTTGTATTTCCTTCTGTATTTTTTTCCTGTAACTCTTGAAATATTTTTTCTGCTAGATTATCTATTTCTATTCTCATTTTTTCCTTCAACTCTTTTCTGTCGTCTTCATTTTCAAGTTCATCTAATTTTTGTTCTCTATGTAATAAAGTCTTTTGTTTTATCTGTTCTATAATCATCTCTTTTACCATAATAGCATGTTGTCCGGCAACAGATGATTCTATCTTAATATCTCTAGGTAATGGTCTATTTGGTAAAGCATAATTACAATAAAGACGTGAAAATATCTTATATGTTCCACTAAACTCTTCTTCTTGTGCTGATTTTTTTTTTGATTTGGGCTTCTCCTGTTTTCTTTCTTCTCGTCTGGCATTTTCATATAATTGAAATTGTTTATTACTCATCGGTATACGTATTATATGATAATCACTTCCCAATAATTTATTAAATTTAGGTAACAGACTTTCCTGTGCACTTCTAAAATGAGAAGATAATCCAATTATACGTCTTTTTAAAGCATCATTATTTTTCAGCTCTTTTGTATTTTCGTCAATAAAACGACTTGAAAATTGCTCGAATGTATCTGGTAATGCTTTTCTATATCTCACACGAATTGCCGCAATATTAGCCTCTATATTATTTTTACGAAGGATATTTAATATTTTTCTCTCAAAATCTTCATCGGATATAAATTCTGTCTCAAATATTTCCTTCTTATTTTCATCCTTTGTTATATTCGAAACACCTTGATACTTATTACCTACCTTTATTTTATTCTTAAACCCATAAGGGTTTCTAGTAATTGTTAAAACTTTACTTGACGGAGAATAATCCAAATAATCATGTGTTTTTTCACCGATTAACATTTCATTCAAAGTAGTACGATCTATTTTATTAGTTGTTTTTATAATAAGCGGAATATGCCAAGTCTTAATATACCCTCTCAATATGTTAAAAAGTATTCCAAATTCGTTTGCATAATTAATAACAGGTGTACCACTTAATAAAACAATCCTAGAATTTTGCGCACTTAAAAGATATTCATATAATTTTGTCGATAAACTAGTTGGTAAATGCTCTTTCTCTCCTCTTTCAGTTTCTTGAATTGGTTTTTCTTTCTTAATTTTATTAACAATTCTACTTATTAAATTATGAGCTTCATCAATAATAACAACCGCATTATCAAATAAATTTTTAGTATAACCCGACGTAAGCTGTGACAATTTACTTGATCTAAGACCATTATAATTTATAAATGTATACTTATTATCTATCATTTTATCTAATTGGGCTTCTAATGATCTTCTTTCAATATCTGTCAACTCATCATAATTAGAGGGTTTTGTTATATTCACAAACCATGCGCCTTTTTGTTTCAAAATATAGTCTTGTTCCAAATTTAAAATCGCGGATAAAATCCGTAATAAATCTTCATTATTATTTAATGCTATCCATTCCCAGAATTGATTCTTTTTATAGTAAACGTCTCCTGCTTTTTTTAATTCTTCTATATAATTTGCGCGTAAAGAAGCGGGGGTCATCACTATCACTTTTTTGGTACTTTTCATAGCCTCTGCAATTGCAATCGATGTAGCCGTCTTACCAGAACCTAACCCATGATATAAAAGTAACCCCCTATATGGTGTATATAAATTCATATAATCGCGTACAATTTCTTGATGTATAAGTAATTGAAAATCTTTACTTGTTTTGCCAATTGTATCACATGAAATCGCTTCTTTATTATCTAATAATCTTTGTTTATACGGTTCAAAGAGCGAATTAATAAAATTTATAAAAATTTCGCGATTATTCATATAATAACTTGAAACCTTAATATTTATAGGATCTTTTGTTTTATAAATACGATCCATAAGAGGGGTATCTCCTATTTTTATATTCATTTCTGGACCTAAAACAGCGATACCCTTTACTACTTTTTTACTACGTCGCCCTTTTACTTTTATCGGTTCCTCTTTAATTTGTATAACCTCTTCGACCGTTTCGGGAATTTTTTCTTCATCATCGCTTTCTTCGATAATAAATTTTGGTTTTTTTGTTTTTTTCAATTGTTTATCCTTTTTAGGTAATTCTGATAAAGTTACATCAGGTTGGCGTAGATCTTGCTTTCCAAATGATATATCTTTTATATTTACTTTTAACACATTTTGCTTTTTCAATTTATTTAAAACAGCGTCCCGATCAAACCCTTTTTTTGTTTCGTCAATAATTAACGTTGCTTTTATCGGCGCTGTTATTTCGCCTTCTTCGCCAATATTTTTTCCTTTAATTATAACTTCAACCTTCTCTTGATCTTTTAGAATTGGTTTTATCATCATTTTTTGTTTTAATTTTTCTAAATGACTCATATAACTTATAATGATATAACTTTTTATAATTTTTATAAAATTACTCAATTGTTTCACCATTTTCTTCAATAAATTTTATTGCTTCGTTACATGCAACTTGTTCCGCCTTTCGTTTAATTTTATGTTGCCCTTCACCCATAAAAATTAATGCTTTTCCATTTTCCACTACATATTGTTGAATTGCCTGAAATGTTTTGAAAAAGGATATATGAACTGAATCATTATGTGATACATTAAAAATATGTTGACCTAAACATAAATAAACCCCCATCTTATATCCTAGATCTATATCATGCTCTATTTCCAAATAATGAGGAGTTACTTTAAATTCTTTTTGAATTTTTACCTGTAATATATTCTTATAATTATCGTCATTTTGGATTAGCGCTACCCAATCTATATGTCGTTCAAAAATATTTTCAATAAACTTTTGTGCCATTTGAAATCCTGGCCCTGTAACAAACATATTTTGAAACCAACTTTCCTCATCCTTTACAACAACTTTATTAAAATCCAAAAAAAGTGCTCCTATAAAAGATTCGAATAAACAGCCTAGCTTTTTTAAATTCGTTCGAATCTTTTTTTCTTCAGCATGTTTCGACAATATAAGCCATTTATGTAGTCCCATTTCATATGCAATTCTCCCAATAGCTTCGTTTTTAACAATTGCTATTTTTTTTTCAGTCATAAACCCCTCATTTTCTTTTGGAAATCTTCTATATAGATAATACTTGGTAATAGCCTCTAAAATACCATCACCTAAAAATTCCAAACGCTCATTTGATTTACTACTTAATGGTAAACAATCGTCTGGACGTTCTACTATAGTTATATTCTGTTGAGCGTTTTCATAATCAGGTCTTTTTACATAAGATCTATGAACAAATGCTCTTTCATATAGACTAATATTATCGACTGTTGCTGGAATATTATATTTAGTAAGAATAGATTGAACATCGTTCAATTTAATCTTAATATTCAATGGATTAAAAGGATTAAAAACTAGCCCCTCTTCAGAAACAATTATATCATCGTCGTGATTACCATTTTTAAATTCTGACATATAATATTAATCAAATAATGACTTTAATTTGTTTTTAATTATATTATTTAGAAAAAAAAAATATCGCAGTAATGTATAAAATGGTGTATATGTCCGGAAGTAAAAGTGCACGAAATGCTGCCTCTATTGTAAACAGAACTAATGTTTGTGGTGGTCCTAAAAAAGCAGGTCTAGCTCCAAGTTCAGGGTATTTCTTTAATCAACATAACCCTATGTTGGTCGGATCTGTGTTATCTATGCCACTCAGATGTGTTCCTAACAGAACCGTTCAAACACAAAAAACAGGTTATAAAGCAACTATCGGTGGTAATATGGGTTAGATATCTTATTATTAAAGTATTTATTTATAAAATAATTTAATAATAACATTTTAATTATGATATGAAAATTAAAATCGATTGTAGAGAACATGATTTGATCAAACAAATTCATAAAATGATGGAAGAAATCCCACGATTCAAAGATATAAAAATAGAAATCATATCATTGCCTATCGGAGATATTATAATCGAAAACTCCAAAGAATCTATTAAACTATTAATCGAGAGAAAATCTATAAATGATTTATTATCTAGTATAAAAGACGGTAGATATGAAGAACAATCCTATAGATTAACCTCATATGAACACCACAATCATAATATTATTTATATAATCGAAGGAGATATCAATCGACCTAAAAGTTTTTTAAATAAATCTAACGATAAACAGACTATTCATTCTGCGATTCTCTCATTAAATTATTATAAGGGATTTTCTGTAATCCGTACGTTTACTTTAGAAGAAACCGCTTTTTATATTTTAAATAGTACCAATAAAATTGGAAAAGAAAATGATAAAGATATGTCTTATTATAGTGAAAATAATCAACATACACAACCTGCTACATGTAAGGATTATATAAATGTAGTTAAAAAGGTTAAAAAAGATAATATAACCCCTGAAAATATAAACGAAATTATGTTATGTCAAATACCCAGTATTAGTTCGACTACCGCAAAAGCTATTTTAGAAAAATATAAATCTATTACTAATATTATTGATGAATTAAAAAAAGACACCAACTGTTTAAAAAATATAACTTATACAAATAAAAAAGGAGACTCCAGAAAAATTAATAAGAATGTTGGCGATATATTACAAAAATTTTTAATTACTTAGGACTGTTATCATTTTTATCATTTTTATCATTTTTTGGTATATTCAAGTTACCACAAGGTCCACAGTGATCATGATTTGACCAATCAATTTTTTTATTTTTTTGGTAATTTGTATGATTATTATTCCACCTTCCTAATGTTATTGGTGATGCAGTTGTTTTAAATAATTGAATAGTTTTACGGATCCATTTAGATATCATATTTATAACTATAATATATATAAAGTCAATTAGTTAAATCATTTTTTTGAAAAAATAAAAATATATTATATACAAATGAACAGAGATTTAACCTTTCTATTTAGTCTAATCGGTATAGGATTTATTATATATATTATTTGTTTATATGTAGACTTTAAGAATTTAGACTTTAATAAGCTGAAAATGAATTTTAATACAAAAGAAGGAATGACATCATCAAATTCCGATGATTCTAGCGGTGGTAATGGTTTTGCAGGAAATGCCAAGCAGTTTGCATCTCAAATTAAAGCAGCATCTGTAAAATTAGATGACCAACTTCTTATAAGTAAATATAGCACTGATTACGAATCTGCTATTATGAATATGGAAGACTTGATTAATAATCTCATGTTAAAAACGGTTTTATCAGTTGATCCATCCAATCCACAAAAAACTGTTCAAACACTGAATGCTCTATTCAAGTCACAAGTTGCTCTAAATGCTGTTATGAAATATGTTGATGGTAAATAAATATAATACTTTTGATAGAGTAATATATTTAGCTGTTTATATCATCATTTTATAATTATTTAATTATTTTCGTTGGAAAGTACCACCAATCGCTTTTATACTGATAATTCTAATTGATGTTCCATTAAGTATAAAAATTTGAGGACCTGAGTATGAAACCGTATCATTATCTACAATATTTCGTATTTGAGCTAATAAACTTGGTTGTATATCACTTTCACTAGATGTATCATAAAAATATACTTTTCTTGTAGAATTCGATGCAATATTTAAAAATAAATTAGTACCCCCAATCGTAATAGAAGAGGTATTACTTTTGAAATCAATTCTCTCAATAGCGCTACACTGTTGGAATATAAAATCTCCCATACTTGTTGCACCTTGAAATATAACCGATATTAAGGCGCTACACTGATAGAATACGTAATCTCCCATACTTGAAACATTTGCTGGTATCGTAATAGAGGATAATTTAGAACACTGATAGAATGCCTGTTCCCCAATAGTTGTAACACTATCTGGTATCGTAATGTTTTCTAATTTAGAACAGCCTTGAAATAAAAATGGTGAAATAATAGTTAGTTGAATACCAGATTCAAATATAACAGTTACTAATTCTGTACAAAAACCAATTGCTGTGTTACTAATAGTTGTAATACTTGCTGGTATCGTAATCGATGATATATTAGTATTACGTAACGATGAGTCACCAATAGTTGTAACACTATCTGGTATCGTAATGTTTTCTAATTTAGAACAGCCTTGAAATAAACCTTGTGAAATAGTAGCTAGTTGAATACCAGATCCAAATATAACAGTTACTAATTCTATACATTCAAAAAATGCAAAACTACCAATAGTTGTAACACTTGCTGGTATCGTAATAGAGGTTAATGATTTACACTGAGTGAACGAATCAACACCAATACTTGTAACACTATTACTAAATATAAATGTTGACAACGCCTCGCATAACTCAAAAGCATTATCACCAATAGTTGAAACAGTTGACCCTGATGGTATAGTAAAAGAGCTCAATAAAGAACATCCTTTAAAAGCATTTACATCAATTTGTGTAATGTTATCATTATTACTAAACACAACGTTTGTCAACACGATACAACCTTCAAAAGCTGACCCTCCTATCGAAACAGTATCCTTATTACCAAACGTAATGGTTGTCAACGCGGTACAACCTTCAAAAGCTGACCCTCCTATTGTAACATTATCCTTACTACCAAACGTAATGGTTGTCAACGCGGTACAACCTTTAAAACAAATTTGGCCAATAGTTACATTATCCCGGTTACCAAACATGAGTCCTGTCAACGCGGTGCAATTTTCAAAAGCTCCTGATTCAATAGTAATGGTCTCTTTATTTGCAAACGTAACTGTTGTCAAAGACGCTTTAACTGAAACTGTTTGGAATGCAGTTGAACCAATTGTAGTTACATCTGCACCTATATCCACGCTAATTAAGGTTTGTCCAGAAGGAATAGAATAACTGCTAGTTGTAATTATAGTATCGTTACTTGAAGTAGTACTAGCATCTGAATATGTAAAAGTAGACGACATTTATATATTATATTTATATAACATTTTTATTTTATTTTTTTATAGAATTAGTTATCAATTGTTGTTTCTTTCGCTAATCGCTTTATTATTTTACTTTCCTGTTCTTCGTCTCTTCCTTTCCCCCCCATCGCTTCAATCATTAACTTATTATAAGTATCGGAATACCTGGACTCTGATTTATTACAATCAGGATGTTTCTCCTTAAATTCTTGTAATAATCGCGCATTCTTACGTGCAACATATTTAATTGCTTTACGAATTTTCGGTTTTTCACTCGTTTCTTTATCCCATTTATCTTCATCTTTCACGTATAATACCTCACGTTTCATATCTGTACAGTGTACTGGACGCTCGGTAACATCCATATCTTTTAAGTTTTTAATAATAATATTAGACATTCCATTCACGTAACCAACATCCCCCATTTTTTCCAAATCACTCAATTGTAATTGTAAGGAATTAACAAAATCCATAATATTCATCGCATTTTTACAAGTTTCATTCAAAAAGAAGTTCAAATTAAAATTCTTATTATGACTATTTGTATTATGTGTTCCATTTTTCAATAACTCCATCATTTGTGTTTGGGTTTCTACTAGCATATGTTTAAAATCATTATTTTCTCTCATAAGATCATTATTCTGTTTCAATACATTCAATACTAAATCTTTATCAACTACTAATTCTTCTTGGCAATCAGGTATGATATTATCTTCAATATTACATTTTTTTTTATGATTCCATAGGGATGAAATATGTTTATATATTTTTCCACAATTACACTTGTAACATGATGTGGCGTTTTTTGGCGTTTTTTCTATAGTATTTGTTCGTATTTTATGTTTTGCAGTAGATAAATGACGTTGGTAATCACATTTCTTAGAGCATCCAAAGTTGCATTTTTTACACTCAAATTTTGAGGCGTTTTTTGGCGTAAAAATGTTCGTCATTTTCGTCTATATCTTACGAAGATAAAAAACGCCTAAATCCTTTTTTCATAAAATTCAAATTCAAATTTAAAAATTATGCTCACATTTTTTGAATCATTTTTTTAGTAACCAGAGCATAAGAATTTTTTCAGTCACAAATTTTTCGTTTTTTGCAAAAGTATTTCCCCAATGGAAAATTGGACATTTTTTTTGTCCATTTTTGAATTTCTGAAAAAACTTTCGGAAAAAAAAAACGTAAAAATTTGATAAAAATTTGGTAAAATCTGTTATTTTTATTTTTTTTATACAATAATATAAATAATTTAAAGGTAATCGCGAGGTAATATAATGAACGAATGCGACAAATCCACATTTTCTCGTCCGGTACGGTTAGAAGATTTTCTAGATAATTCAGAACCAATTAAATCTAATAATAAATCATATAATGATGTTATTATAACCAAAAATCAGAAACATTATGGTCACCGAAAGCGAATAAAACCCTGACGCACAGGAACAAAGAGTCAACAACAAATCGCACCAAAGGGGTTTAAAAAAGGATTCAGAGGTTAAATTATATTTAAATTTTTTATGTGGATGACGTAATGGACAATTACAGAGAACATAAATATATAGAATTTGTCTCTCATATATCTTCGATGGTTTGATATCTTCGATGGTTTGATATCTTCGATGGTTTGATATATTTTTATAAAATATATCAAATATATAATATAGCAAGAGTTATCAATCAACCTTAATACTAACCTCATTATCTTTATAATATCCTTTATCTATAAGCGATTGTGTATATTTCATTCCTCCCCAGTTAGGATCCATCGCATTAGGACTGACATGTTTTTGTTCTTGTATGATATCCATCGCATCCAGTGGTGTAGTAGTTCCTACATAAAAAGATGATTGGTCAAAACTTGGTACTGAATTTTTATTATATGGAGGATCATTTCTTCCGGCATCTACCAATAACATCGGATTCGGATATGCCTTCGCACCTTCCGTACCTAATGTACTTTCCATAATAACATCACCATTTGAATTAGCGATTCCGCGAGGCATCGCATAGCTGGGAGGTAATCCACCTTGTTGTTCTGTAACTCCGGGTCTAACTTTATAAACAGGATTACCTTGAGCATCGTAAACGTGTTGTAAATATAAAACCGGACACTTAACCCCTTGATGACGTTGCCACTCTAAAAACTCTGTATAATCTTCTAAATTTTCAAATTCTATTGGGTTTACTCCTGGAACTTTTGCAACGCGTGAGTTATATAAAAAAAATCTACTATCTTTTTGAATTAACATATTCGGGCATTTTTGTCCATTATCGCGATTGGTTAAACCTTCTTGATAATCTGGATCAGCACATTTTGCATAAAAATATAATCCTATTAAAAATAATAAAATGAATAAAAAAGTTAATGTAGTCATATATATAAATAAGGATAAAAAAGAATAGTATTTTTTTCTTTATTTATTATATGTCAGTAGTTCATTTTAATGAAGAAAATGCTAGAGATCTAAACCAATCGATCCCTAAAAAAAAGGTTTTTTTACTAATCTATATGGAAGGATGTAATCCTTGTATGAAAATGAAACCAGAATGGGCAAAAATAGAAAACATATTTAAAAAACAAGATAAAAATATTTTGATTGGTGATATAGAACGAACACATTTACCTCAATTAAATAATTTAAACTATAAGGTTAATAGTTTTCCAACTATATTATATTTATCTAAAAATAGCAAGGTTGAAACATTTGAAGATGCTGGATTTCAAGAGCGAAACATAGATAATTTTATGAAATGGATCAATACTAAATGTAAAAAAATAAGACCAAAAACACGTAAAATTGGTAGGAAAAAAATATATAAATTAAAGGGAGGAAAATGGTCTCGAAAATATAAAAAAAGTATAAATTGTAATAAACCAAAAGGTTTCTCTCAGCGTCAATATTGTAAATATGGTAGACATTAATTCATAAGAAGGTCTTTTATTTTTCTAAGTGAATATTCACAACTAGTATTATCAAAACAAGGATATGATGGAAATTTTCCTACGAATAGTTTAATTCCATTATTTCTTAGTGGAAGAAGTTCTGGTTCTAATATCAAATAAATTATTTTTTTATTATTTAGGCACGATACATAATCTACGAAAGATTGTATGTTTGATTTTAATGTACCAGATGATATAAATATTACTATATAATCTGATATTTCTATATGATTTGTTACTTGAATCGTATTATATAAATGATATTCAGTATTATCAATATAATCCTGATTAATAATTGTATATCCGTATTCGTTAATTTTTGAAATATAAGTATTTTTTATTTCTTTACTACAGGTTGTATCAAAAGATACAAATATATTTTTTCTTATTAGACTTCCAGATACACCCATAATTACTTTATAATTTAGATTATAATATATTATTATATTATTAATATAATTCTAAAAACGATTTCAATTTTTAAGAAAAATTTTCTTTTGCATATCCTATTACAGAACATGCAATCCTTTTCCCTGCGTTTCCGGTTTTTAAACTCTCTGCGTTTCCACCCTGTCCACAATCGTCTTCGTCTGCGTGAATAATTAAGCCGCGTCCGATAATATTAAACTTACCGCGTAATTTAATGATATTATCTATAAAAGAGTATTTTGCGCAACCATTTTTATTAGATTCTAAATTACCCAAATCCCCGACATGTCTTTCCTTCATTCCTGGACACCCGTGGTTTTTTCCTGTTGGATTAAAATGCGCACACATACTAGTACATTTATCTGTTAAATCACCTGCTTCATGAATATGAAAACCATGTAATGATGATTTATTCAACCCTTTTAGATCTATATCAATAATAACTTCATTTTTACTTTCAGTAAAATATACGGTTCCTTTAATTTTTCCGTCAAAAACAGCGATTGCATAAATTGGTTTTTTATTATAAGATATACTCATTTATATGTTATAATAATGAATAGTTATAATTATTCCGTAAAACATAATTATTTCGTAAAAATAAGTATTCATTAAAAGAAAAAAATGAAGTATTAAAATCAAATAAACAGATTTCAACAAAACTATTATGGATTACTCATTCAGAATTTTCGATTTCCAATTTTATAATTCCAAACAGATAGATGATAATTCTTCTGATGAAGAAAGAAATAAGTATCATGATACAGGTAAATTTGAAATTCAAATATTTGGGCTGAATGAAAAGGGTGAAACTGCTTCAATAAAAGTGACAGATTACAAACCATTCTTTTATTTATTAGTAAACGATACATGGACAACCCGCGTTAAAAAAGAATTTCTATTACATTTACAAGAAAAGATAGGAAATTATTTTAAAGATGGAATTCATGAATGTAAATTAATTAAAAAGAGAAAATTATATGGGTTTGATGCTGGTAAAGAACATAAATTTCTAAAACTAGAGTTTCATTCACTTTCTTGTTTTAATAAAGTAAAAAATCTATGGTATTCTGACTATAAGAAAGGTCATAAATTATTTACAAATGGGTATCATTTTTACGATACTGATATTATGCTATATGAGGCAAATATTCCTCCACTCTTAAGATTATTTCATATTAAAGAAATTAGTCCATCTGGTTGGATAGCTCTTCCAAAAAAAAAGTGTATTATCGAACAAACAAGATCAACTACTTGTAACTTCGAATTTCAAATCCATTATAAAGATATTATTCCTCTGAATGATAAGGAAACTCGTGTTCCTTATAAGATATGTAGTTTTGATATAGAAGCGAGTAGTAGTCACGGAGATTTTCCTGTCCCAGTTAAAACATATAAAAGATTGGCAACAAATATTATTGACGTAATAGATAAACAATTGATAGAACGAAAAGATGGTGAAATAAAACTAAACGAGTTTATTTATAGTGCGTTTCAAATAAAACCAATAAATGAAATTGATAGTGTTTATCCTAAAACAAAAGTAACCAAAAAACAACTCGATATACTTTTTAAAAAATGGATAAACAGTCCGATGCGTGATTTGAAATCAAGCGAAACTTTAACAGAATTATTAACAATTGAAAAAATGTTTGAAAAATCACATGAAGACGACGACGAGATAGAATATGGATATAATAAAAAAGAAAAAGTTGACGATAAATATACTATTTTGGATATATTATTTGATAAAACGTTGACACGCGAAACAAAAATAAACGAGACGTCAAATTCATTAAACGCACTATTTCCAAAGTTAGAGGGTGATAAAGTAACATTTATCGGGTCTACATTCATGACTTACGGGGAAAAAGAACCAAATATGAATCACTGTATTGTATTGGATAGTTGTAAAAAAATAGATGGAAATAATACGATTATTGAAAGTTATAAAACCGAAAAGGAGGTTTTACTCGCATGGCAAAAAGTGATTCAAAAAGAAGACCCTGATATTATTATAGGGTATAATATATTTGGTTTTGATTATCAGTTCCTTTTTAAACGCGCCGAAGAAAATAATTGTGTGGAACAATTCTTAAAATTATCTAGAAATAAAGATGAAATATGCGGTAATAAAGAAGGTGATAGTTCGCGTTATAAATTAGAAGAGAGTAGTATTGTTCTTGCAAGTGGTCAGCATGATTTACATTTCATTAAAATGAATGGACGATTACAAGTGGATCTCTATAACTTTTATAGACGCGAAGCAAACCTCACTAGTTATAAGTTAGACTATGTTGCTGGTCACTTTATTGGAGATATGATAAAAAAATATACATATAATAAAAAAAAGAAAGAAACCAAAATAGAAACTTCAAATATGACAGGATTATTAGAGGGTAGTTATATTCATATTGAAGAAATTGGACATTCGACTGAATTTTATCAAGATGGTGCTAAGTTTATGGTAGCTGAAATTAATAAAGAAGAAAAATATTTCTGTATTAAAGAAAATATAACACCTGACGATAGTAAGAAATTAAGATGGTGTTTAGCAAAGGATGATGTTACACCAAAGGATATCTTTCGCCTCTCGAATGGTTCTGCAGATGATCGATCGATTGTCGCAAAATATTGTATTCAAGATTGTAATCTAGTTCATTATCTATTTAATAAATCGGATATATTAACGGGTTTTATTGAGATGGCTACTATTTGTAGCGTTCCAATAAGCTTTTTGGTCATGCGTGGTCAAGGAATTAAGTTGACCAGTTATATTGCAAAAAAATGTCGAGAAAAAAACACGTTAATGCCAGTTATAGAAAAAGGCGCGATGGATGAAGGATATGAAGGCGCGATTGTATTGGATCCAAAATGCGATTTATATTTGGATAATCCCGTTGCGTGTGTAGATTATGCGTCGTTATATCCCAGTTCGATGATAAGTGAAAATCTCTCACATGATAGCAAGGTTTGGATAAAAGAATATGATTTAGAAAATAAATTAATAAAAGAAATAGGTGAAAAAGACAAAGAAGGTAATTTCATTTATGATAATTTACCAGAGTATGAATATGTGGATGTCACGTATGATGCGTTTAAATATGTGCGAAAAACACCTTCTGCAGCGGCAGAAAAAGTAAAATGCGGTCATCGAATATGTAGATTTGCACAGTTTCCAGAAGGGAAAGCAATTATGCCTTCCATTTTGGAAGAATTATTAAAAGCCCGAAAATCGACGCGGAAACTCATTCCCCAGCAAACAGACGATTTTATGAAGCAAGTATTAGAACAACGTCAATTAGGTTATAAGCTAACTGCAAATTCGTTATATGGTCAGTGCGGCGCCAAAACCAGTACATTTTATGAAAAAGATATTGCGGCTTGTACGACCGCAACAGGTAGGTTATTATTAACTTATGCAAAACGACTGATAGAGGAAACATATGGAGATAAAATATGTAGCACGTCACAATATGGCAAAGTAAAAACAAAAGCCGAGTACATATATGGGGATACGGATTCAGTATTCTTTACATTTAATTTACAAACCCCAGAAGGAGAACCAATCCGAGGGAAAAAAGCATTAGAAATTACAATTGAACTGGCACAAGAAGCAGGACATTTAGCATCTAAGTTTTTGAAAGGTCCTCATGATTTAGAATATGAAAAGACATTCATGCCATTTTGTTTACTGTCGAAGAAACGTTATGTAGGAATGCTTTATGAACATGATCCAAATAAAGGTAAACGTAAAGAAATGGGGATTGTATTAAAACGTAGAGATAATGCTCCGATAGTAAAAGATGTATATGGAGGTATAATTGATATATTGATGAAGGAGCAAAATATAGAAAATGCGATTGCATTTTTAAAAGGATGTTTACAAAATATAATAGATGAAAAGTACCCGATGGAAAAATTAATTATCACTAAGTCGTTAAGATCAAATTATAAAAATCCAAATTCGATTGCGCATAAAGTATTATCGGATCGAATTACAGAACGCGACCCAGGTAATAAACCAAGTTCAGGCGACCGAATCCCATATGTATATATAGTAAATTCAAATAAAAAGGCACTCCAAGGAGAAAAAATAGAAACTCCGTCATATATTTTGGAAAATAAGATTAAGATAGACTATTCATTTTATATAACAAATCAAATAATGAAACCGGTTCAGCAAGTCTTTGCTTTAGTATTGGAAAAAATATGGATAAATATGAAAAAAATACCAAAGGTCAAACGTTTCCGTCAAGAAATCGAAACACTTCGTAAAAATACACCAAAAGAAAAATTTGAAGCAAAGGTAGAACAACTAAAAAATAAAGAAGTAAAAGCGCTTTTATTTGATAGTTATATTCGAGATACAAATAATGCAAAAGAAGGAAATAAAAGTATAAACAGTTTCTTTACATCGTCGAAGAATAATTAACGGACTTTATTCCATGAAGTTCGGCTAGTGTGTCTAGATGAACACATCCTTCCTATAAAAATAGGATATCTCATATGATAATTCATAAAATAATAATCAATTTCATATTTTAAGATATATATGTTTATAAAACATTTTTGAAAAAGTAATCAATTTTATAAATATAAATATAAATATAAATATATATATATGATATCAAATCTTTATATTAGTAAAGAAGATGAAACAATATTTAAAATAAAAATAGACGAAAGTATTAAACCAATTATAGGATTATTATTATTCAT